TGGTTTTAGGCGCTGGGGCTTTTTTTAGGTCGCTCTATTTGGTACCAAGCGGTAACAATTATTTTTTTTTTTTGCGGCGCCAGACGGAACGTTAGTTTAAGCGGCACCGCTGCGGAACGTAATTTAAAGGCCAAGCCGGCCATCCGGATAGGCGCTGCATGGAACAACGTGGCGCTGAATATGGAAAACGGGCGCTGTATTTGTCCCTAAACAATAGTAAAAATGTTCGCACTTCCAAACAATCCAACGGTACCAAACGGAAACGCAAATCCGGAATGTGGACAGCGGCGCTAAATTGATTTATTGGAGCGGTGTCTTTAAGCGGAGTCGGTATGATAATTTAAGCGGCACCTGGATATAGGACCAATTGGTCCAATTGGACCACGTGGTTATATAACGTATATAACCAATTGGTTAGTTACGTATATAACCAATTTGGATAGATACATATATATCCAATTGGATTAACGTATTGGTCCTAATTGGTTAGTTACGTTATATATATATGGAACGTATATAATGGCGTAACGTAACGTTATATATCCGCTATGACGAATACGTTTATACGTTATGGAACACGTTATACGGTACGTTACGTTAATACGTTATAATGGAATTGTTACCTCTATGTTAATGGTTCTTTAATACTGGTGTTTATTCTTTAATATGATAAGTGCGGAATGCGCTCTTAATATGATAATGCGGGGAATTTGTTTGGAGCGGCGTGGAAATCGACAAATGTCGTATTGCATAACTTTATATACTTTGAAGTTCAAAAAGTTATTAGAGTATGATTAACTGCAAGATGTTAATTATATGTAAGCACGAAATATTGTAATAGAGTGGCGTTGCTTTTCGGAGCGATGTCATATATACAATATTGAGGTGAGTGCAAATGGCAATAAGTGTAGGAGAATACGAAGGCATAAGTTTGAGTAGAAAAAGAGGAGGTTCGAAGCGGTTCGATACAAAATTCACTAAAACGGAAATAAAAGCGATATTAAAAGAACTGGCACAGCACAACGGAGAAATAAGGACAGATGCAGAAACAATAACTAAGGAACTTTTGAAAAGGAACAAAGTATTAGGAGCGAACAGGATTGGATTCGAATTGAAGCAGTGGATTCACATAAATAATGCGGTTGTGGATTTTGTAGCACAGAACGGAAAGGAAAAGGCAAATGAGATATTACACAAAGCGGGATTAAGCACAGGAGATTTTCTCGGAGAGAGAGTGGATATCGATGTGAATACAAAAAAGATACTGCACAAAGGAAGTGAAGTGGAAGTCATTTTGTTAAATGCACGGAAACTTGACTATGCACACAAGACGGAATCCAGTTGGAGAAAATGCCTTTGTAGCGAATTCGGCAAACAATATCTAAATAGGGAATAGGCACAAATAACGCTTATGATATGAGGCGTGGTGCCTTTTTTTTATGAGGAACTTCTCGGTACCACGTGGAAACAGACACCCCCGCATCATAATATCATAATATTTATTCCTCCAAATTGTTCCAAATTAAGGGTAATCGGACTAAAATAGGCGCTCGATGTTGGCCAAGGCATGGTGTTTAAGGGCAAAACCTTGTGCCAAGCAGGAATTTTGGTGTTTGGGTATGTGTAGGCCTCAATATCTAAAATGCGGTGTGTGTTGTGTGCCATGGTGTGCCAAAACCTTTGGCACCTGTTTGGGAGCTTGTACCTATCAAATATGAAGGAATTTGGTATCTTGTGCCATGAAGTAGGCCCGGGACGTCTATAGCTATAGACATGGACCGCTTAAAACCATGGATTGGATGCGTTTTATGATAGGGCATCTATAGACAAATCTATAGATGCTCAGGTGCTCGTAGAGAGGTGTTTGGGATAGGAATAAAGCGTTCAATTTATTGAACATGGAGAGAATTGGATATGATGGATAGTGTGGATATCGTGGAACACTTATGCGTTATGTTTTTATACTATGAAAACCAAATAAGATATGAGGTGATTTTTTATGGTGCTAAATTATAAACATCAATATACTACTATTGAGTTACGGAAGGATACAAAACTCCGGCTTGACAAATTTAAGCGAAGTGGAATGAGTTATGATAAAACAATAACAGAAATGATAGATGAGTTGGAACGGCTTCTTGGAAAAGGTTCCTTAGTAAGCGTTGTATTTGAAAAAGAGGATTACGAGAAACTAAAAAAAATGGCTTATTCTAATGGACTTGGTGTAACGGAATTAATCAAATACAAATTAATAAAAGAATAAAAAAGTATGAATATAGGCAACACTAATTAAACACGTTCATACGGAATACAATATATATTGTATAAATAGGAATATAAAGGTATCGTTTTAGGTCTATAGATATCCTTATTATTATATACTGGCACAGGATTGTCTATAGCGTCTGTACCTATCGAATTCAGGCGTTTGGACATCTATAGATATGTCTATAGATGCGGTTTTTATTTCAGCCCATACTTATCGAATTTGCAGGTTTGGAGAAAGGACATCTATAGCTATAGATGCGCCGGAGGTATGTTTTGGCACACAGTCCCGATTCCGGGTTGTTTGGATGCTTTTTATATTGCGGGAAGCACGCAGAACGCTTATTGAAAACATGGCACACGATGGCACACATGGCACAAAACTGACTTATCTTCTATATATGAAAGGTAGGACGCTCATACCTCAATTGGCACAAAACACGCTTATTTGTTCAGGTTATTGAACATATTGTATATAGGAGCATATTCTGATAAAACAGGATACCTGTGGCCATGCCAAGGTTGTCCGCTTAATGGATGACACTTCCGTGCGTTAACCAGAGCGATAAGTTTATATATAGTGAACACTATCTTATATTGTAATTATTATAGTGAGATAATGATAATTACGGATGGTGGTCAAATGCTACATAAGTCGGATTATAATAATATGAAAGAATTAGATATTAGATACGGTACAAAACTTAATGATAAGGAATTAACTATTGCTAAACGGATACAAAACTGGAATTATATTGCTACTTTAAAATGTATTCAGGATTCAGGTGTTAATCATTATTCTGCTTCTAAAATACTAAAATGGCTCAGGAAAAATGACGAAAGATATAGGAACGAAGTGCTATCTAAAAGACGGTTAAAAATCAGGAAGCAAAGAGAAATACGGCACTTAAATCATAATATTGATGTTGATAATGCGGTTTCATTACTTGGCATATTTTTCAATATAGAATTGAAAAACGAGGCTCGCAATCCCGAAACTGCCAGTGAGGATTGCGGTTTGCAAGACGAAGATGACAATATCGGACATAATGATGGATTAGTGTCCGAACATGGTGTAAGCGTAGGCCCGGCATCGCCCATATAAAGTCGGTGCTTAGTTTTGGCAAGGATTAACCTATCAAGACGAAAGGTCTCGGCACGAATTGCGAAGTAGGTTCGTGTTAGTCGGCAGAATTTATATTTAACAGGGTACCGGCGAAGCGGTTTGAGGCTATGGCGGGCGTGTTTTGGATTATTATTTTTTGCTCGCCGTATTATATTTTTTAGGATTTCTTTATTTAAACATTAAAGGTTATCATTTTTGATAACCTGGTAGTTTTATGAAATGCGGATCTGGATTGCTAAATTACATCACACTCACAGAAACTGGCAAGCAGTTTGGATTCGCTCCATCGGGTTCTTCGTGTAATTTAAAGGCATCACGTCTTTGGTCACACCCCCAGGTGTTTTACACGGAGGACCCATTATTATTTATTTATTATGAATTTTTAGGAGGGGATACTATGAAAGAAACACTTGTTGATTACGGAAAGAAAGAGGAGACGGAAGAAGAACAGGATGAAAATGAAACAAAAACTTTTGTTATAACTTGGTCTGAAACTGTTTGGTATAGGACGGTTATTGATGCACACGATGAGGACGAGGCCTGGGATGCGTTTTGGGATGACGATGGAGATACGGAAGAAACAGGAAGAGATGTTAATGACGATGCGGAACTGCAAGAAGTATAATATGAGTAAAAACAGGATTCGTTTTTAAAGGCGATTTTGCATTTTGATTTAGGTTTTGCATTTGAATTTAATTGTTTTATAATATTAAATTAATTCTTACAATCGGTTTACGGTTATGTCTGTGAGGCTCGGCGCTGAAAGTGCGTGAGTGCGTGCGGGGATGTGTCATGGAGCCGATGAGCGGTCTAACATCATGTAAAGGAGGTGTAAATATGTTAGGACATACAATAGAAATGATTAATATACTTGGAAAACTAATAAACAATAGCATAGATAGTGGATTATCTTTGCTGGTTTTGTTAGTGTTTTTGGGTATATTGGTTCTTGCTGGGAGTAAAGTTTGGTCTTGGCTCGTAAAAATATTTAACGGCGTCAGAAAATGACGCCGGTGATGTTTATGTTAAATAAATTATCGGACTACTATAATAGCGGATTAAACATAGGAATGCGTGTGAAAGTAGATTTGCTTAATGGTGCAGGTGCATCTATTAATATGATTTCTGGTGATGATGATTATATTGATGGTACGGTAGTTGGATATAGTAAAATGGAAGTTACAATAAAAATAGAAGGACATGGATTCTTGGTATTACCAAGAGCATATAGAAAAAGATGGTATGATGGATGCGTGGTTTGAGTGTTAAAACGGTTATTAGATTATTGTAAAAAACAAGACGATGGTTTATATATCGGGATGCATGTAAAAGTCTCGCTTGGTGTTGGTTTGTATGATGCTATTGTAATTGAATTTGATAAATCATATGTTACGGTCAAAATAATTACAACTGGGTTTAGGATGCAAATTATTCGTAAAAAACGTAAGTGGTATGATGGTGCAGTAATATAGGTGATGGCGATGTTAAATAAATTATCGGATTATTCTAAACGTGGTATACATATAGGTATGACCGTGTTTATAGGAGGAGATAAATTAATTATATTTTATCCAAGTATCGACCCAAGGGAAAAATATAAAGGCACGGTTGTAGGTTATAGTGATAATTTAGTGCATGTTAAAATGGAATTTAATAAAAAAACATTGTCTATTATGAAGAAGGACTTTGTGTGGTATAATGGATGTGTGTTATAATGAGGTGGTGTTATGTATAAGTGGTGGAAAAAGTGGTATGATGCTATAAATAAGGTAGAGTTGGTTAAAGAATTGCCGGCATTACAAGACATATTTAATAATATAGAAGACGAGGATGTTAAAAGGCGGGCACCTTTAATTATAAATAGTTTGTTTGAGGATTTAATTGATTTTTTATCTATAAATGAAAACGGAGGTGATTTCATGACGGACGAGTTCTATGAAAGAGAAGATGATTTAGGATTGGATATTGATATAGATGAACAGGAAGATGATGAGGAAGAATAAATTAATATACAAGGAGGAGGTGAAATTAAATGATAATTCAGAAATATATGTATGACGGCGTGATAGGATTAGCACAGGAACGTTTGGCTAAAGCAATTGACAAGGTGCATAAAAAATATAAAAGCAAAATTGATGATGCGGAAGAAAAAGCAGAAAAACTATTTGCAAAGGAAGTAGTAACACGGTGCTATGAAGGTAAGTTAGAATTGAAATATGGTCCTGGACGTGGCTTTTATATTGAGTATGACAAAATGGAGAAATTGAAGGAAAAACACTGGAAAGAATACAGAAAATTAGAAGAACAGAAAATCAAGGAGCTGAAGGCACTTGACGAAAAATATAAAAAATGGAAACTAAAATTTATCAAAAACGTGGCTAAAGGCACGATGATAGATTTGCCTGTTTTTGATTAAAATAAAATAAAAGGAGGAGGATAAAATGCAATTTAATGAATATGTAGCGGAGAAGCAAACAGAAATGGCAAAGTTGTTTCTTAATAGGAAAATAGATGAAGTAAGGAAATACTATGCCGAACAAATAGAGGCAGAAGCAGACAAAATACGGGACAAAATATTGAGTGAAAATAAGAGGAAATTTATAAGAGTTAGTGGAGGACTCATGACTTTTCCTCTAATTCAAGTAAAGGATGCAGATATGATAAGAAACAAATACAAAAATGAATTTAATGAAGCGGTTGAACCAATTGAAAAGAAAAGAGATGCAGTAATCAGGCAATTAAAAGACAAATACAACGCTTGGAAAATGACGATGTTAAAAGCGTTGATGAACGGCAAGGCCATAGGGATAGAACCAGCATACTACAATATAAAATACAAATAGGCGGGACACAATGTCCCGTTTTTAATTTTTTATTCTTATTGAGGTGATTAATTATGGAGAAGAAAGAATATAAATTGGGAATAACTTTGGATAGAACATTAGTAATTTTAGATGAGAATAAGGAAATAATTGGAAAGATACACCCAGAAAGTTTTGTAGATGTTATAAAAAAAGTATTGTTTACAGGCATAAGGTATTAGAATGCAGTGGGGTGATTAATTATGGAGATGGAAAATATATTATTTAGGGATGAAATTATAAACAAAGTAAAGGAAATAATGTCAAAAGATATAACAAATGAAAAAAAGAGGTTGTTATTAAATGAATTGGAAAACAAACATTATCAGGAAGTATTCATTAAAACGCATTTGTGTTCGCATTGCGGAGCACTTGATGTTGAAATTTGGTTCAAAGAAGAATTTTAAAGGAGGTGCTATTATGAATAAAAGCCAAAGGTTAGTTTTAGGCAAAGTATTCAATATAATAGATGAAAGGCGGAGCGAACTACAAAAATATAGGTTTAAAGTATATAATGAATTGGAAATTTTGAAATTAAAGAATATTATAAAGAAAGAATTTGGACTTAACGATAAGGAAACAGAATTACTAAAACATGAGGTAGTTTAAATGAGGATGAAACAATCTGCCTTTGAGGCATTAATCAGCAGTATAGTTAAGATAGGCAAACATAGGCAGAAAATGAAACTTAAACGGGTTATTGGAAAAGAAGGTGTTGGATATTGGTTTTGTCCGATATGTAATACTACTATTTATCCTGAGGATATTAATGAAAATAAGGATATAGTAGATTGGGGCATATTTGATGGAATGCTTTATCCGGTGTGCCCTATGCATAATTATTTTATGGAATATGGTGAGGTTGGTAAAAATGAGAATAAAACAGAAGCGTTTTATGGATTTGATTGGTGGTTTTAAAAAAGACAATAAATATTGTAGCAACGTGGTTTGGGTGTGGCAATGTAACAATTGCGGATTGATTACAAATGTTACAAATACACGCAATATGATGCTGGCATATGACAGGGATAAAAGAGAGTATATACCATTATGTCCATCATGCGGTCAGAAAATGGAACTAAAAAATATAGACGAATTGGAGGATGATGATTATGCGTATGAGTCAGGAAGATTTTGAAAAGATGATAAGTTTAGATAAGAAAAAAGGACTTTGGATATGTTCACATTGTGGTTATTATGTTTCTAATAATGCTTTAAATGAGATTAAGGTATATTATGAAAGCAACGGTGTAAAAATACCATATTGTCCAATATGTGGCAGAGAAATGGGTTTTTATAGGAGAGGTGATTAATATTAAGAAATGTCTGGTAGATTATGTTTCTGGTGTGGTTATCGATGGTTTCTTCGATTATAAGGAGTATGATATAATACAAGAATTTCAGGTGGATGAGGTGCCTGTTGCTGATAAATTGCGTGAATTTAATGGAAAAAAAGTAAGGGTTGAGATAATTAACCACGGTACTGATACCAAGAATGTTTATGAAGGAACTTTAACAATAGAGGATGACGATGTGGATGGTATTATATATCAGGGTAGTATACATATTAAAACAAAAAAAGGTATAGTTATACTGGATGAAATTATGGTGCCGAGTGCATCATGTTTAAAGGTATCGTTGTTATAGGAGGAGGTGTTATTATGGGAAAAAAGAAAAGTATAGATGAGTTGTTAGACGGATTTGAATATGAAAGATACGACGGAAAAAGCAGAGGAAGCATTCAAATGACAGAAGACACCATAAAACAATTGGTTAGCATTAAGGAATCTATTATAATTAAAGGCAAAACATCGGTGTTAATACCATTTGAATTGGTGAAGGAACAATTTGGACACAATTATAAATATTTACATAGTTATACCTGGCAACTCAATAAAAAACTAAAACAGATACGAATAGGACTAAAAGTTGGAGAGAAAACAAAACGGCAACCGGGAGATGTTGGAAAAAGAAAATATGTTAGATTTTATTTATTTGATGAATGGAACGGAGGTGACGGCAAATGAAGTGTGTTCATTGCGGAAGAGAGTGTGATTCATATTTTGAAACTAAAAGCGGAAGACCGCTATGTATGAGGTGCAAAATATATTATTCAAAAAGTAGTAATGAATTGAGGTATGCTGATGAATTTGAGGTTGAAATGATAAACTCTTTGTTAAATGATAGTAGCAACAAGCGGTTAAATATGAATTTTAATATAACGGGCGCTTATATAAGATTACACGATACAATAAAAAATATAGATTTAAATAAACCATATAATGGAAACAAAACCAGGTATCTGTTGTATTTTTATATGCCGGAATTAAATGATTTTACTTTTGATATTATGTATGATGCGGATTTAAATTCGTTTTTATGTTCATCTGGCAAAACAAAAAAATACAAAACACTATTAGGTTGTTTTGTGGAAATGGCAAGACAGATGAAAAAAATAATAAAAATAAGGAGGAATTAATATGTGTGGAATAGGAGCATTGGTGATTAACAAGGAAGTAGATAATGAACGAAAAGAGAACATGATAGAAGGCATGTATAGAGCGTTAGAGAAACGTGGCTCGGATGCATCAGGAATGTTAACGATAGACAAAGACGGAGTGCCTTTTGTATACAAAAAACCGGTAGAAGCATCAGAATTTTTAGTGGATGTTGGATTCAGGAAGTTCTTAAAACAACATATAAAAAACAATATATTTGTGGTGCACACAAGAGCGAAAACAAAAGGAGAACCAGCAAACAATAACAATAACCACCCAATAATAGGAGATAGATACATAATAGTGCATAATGGTGTGGTATTGGATAGGTTGGATAAACTAATAAAGCAATTAAACAAAAAACAATATGAACAGAAAAATATAGAGGTGGATTCATATGCAATAACGGTGCTATTAGACAAGTATGGTATAGAAGGATTAAGCAGTTTGGATTCAAGCAATGCAATAATAGGATATGATACAAAAGCCAAAAAGTTAATACTATGGAGGAACAAAAAAGAACTCCTTGTAGGTTATGGCAATGATATATTTGTTGCGGCATCTAACAAGGAAGCAATAGAAAATGTATTTAACAAAAGAGAATATATATTAAATATCGTGGAGCATACAGAATATAATACGAATTATGTATATTCGGATATGAAAGATAAAACACTATACGAAACAAAACTTAAGGATATAAATTTTAAAGCGATGCCAATATATTACAGGGCTAAAACGGTGGAAGAAATAATCGACAAATTCAAGGGTTCGAGTGTGTGTGAAATAGACGGTATTTTCTATATAAAATTCATATCTGATTTGGAAAAGAAAACGAATAAGGCATTGAAGCGTGTATTCAGTAAATACAACGAATACTGGAAAGTAAGAGATACAAAACTGAGGCAATTTATAGAAATACTAAGCAAATATGAAAGTAATGAGTGGAAACCGCACAAGCATAAGAGGTGGGGAAGATGAAAACAAAATCATTTGGAATCGAAGTAGAATATCCGATGTGGGATTCTGGGGGAGGATACACGGCTTGGGTAGATGAGTTTAATATTCTGTCCAAAAAGTTACCAGGAAAGTTATACAGAGATGCAACACCGTGCGGAGAATATGCAACATCGGTGCACACGGATTACAATGCTTTGTTGGATGAATTGTTTTCATCTTTCAAACAAATAATGGAAGCAGCAAACAATGACGGCGTATCTATTGGTCTAATAGGTGCATACGGTGGACTTAGAGAAACATGGAGCGGACATATGCATTTAGGCAAGGCTCCAGATAAGAAATTTACATATAAAGAACACGATGAATTAAAGCGGCAGTTGCATGGAGCACAAACATTAATAGAGTTATTAGCACAAAACAAAGGTGATGGTACAAGAAAAGATAGGAGAGCAACTACACGGTCTTACTTTAGGAAATCTACTTTCTGGGCACAAGAAACAGATAGAAATGTGAATTTGGCATGGAATGATTTAGGAACACTGGAATGTAGAATTCCGCCTTCATCGGATTTCTTTCATTTGGTATTTGTATTAGCAACGATGAGGGCGTGGGCAAATTCAGAAATATATACATATGGATTATCATCAAATTGGGACCAAGCAATAAACAACGGTTCAGAAGGAAAGTATATGATACCAACTCCAAACGGTGTTGAGATAGTATCATATCAGGCATATGTTACATATTGGCTCGAAAGGATAAAACCACAATTGGATGCAGAACTAAAAACACTTAAACAGAAATACAGGCACAAAGTAGAGGAATATAGGGAATTCTTACCATATACGACATTATCGGATGTAGTAACGCCTTGGACTAAAACAAAGTTATTTAATAAGACAGCGGATTTAATAGTGAAAAAGCATACATATATAGATGGCATAAAATTAAATTTGTTGTTCCCAAACATAAAAGGAAAACTGGACAATAAAAAAATAATAGACATAATACAGCGTGTTGATAAAAGTGAGGAGTCAAAAGAATACAAAAGATTAAGATTATTTCAGGAAGCAATAAGGAGAGGAAAACCAACAATAGCAAAACCAGAAGACAGGGATAAAGTGAGGCTATATTTATCAAAGGAAATGATTAAGGAGGCGATATAGTTGATATATGTATGTGCGCCACATTATAAAACGGAAGATTTAACAGGTGATATAGCAGAGGAAATAGCAAAGGAAGCAGGTGTAGAGTTTGTAACAGGAACGGTGGATAATGCCATGTTTGTATTAGAAATAGGCGGTATAGAAGACAAAGTGATAGATGGCAGCATACCGGATTTGTTGGTGGATGATAAAACACATACACAAATATTTAAAACCATATTTGATAGAATATTTAATATACGAAAAACAACATTTAATACGGCATTATCCAACACATTTGATAGAAGGTATGCCAGATTGGAACTTACAAATAAAGTAAGATATAGTGAAAAACACAGGAAACTGTTGGTAAAAACAGCAGCGGAAATATTAAGGGAGATTAAAAAACTCTTTTAATTTTATTTTAAGGGATAGTGTTTAGGCATTATTCCGAATAAAATAAAGGAGGTATGAATATGAGTGTAACGAATTTTGGTGCAGGAGACGAAAATAGTGTTGTTATTTCGGTGCCGCATCATAAAGTAATTAAAGTCAGGACAAGGCCGGTACGGATGTATGAAACGGAAGAAACCATGACAAAGGAAATAGGAAGGGAACTTGCTACTGAAACAAAATCGGCATTAGTATTAAATGAAACAGAAGTGGATGTAAATAATCCATATGACTTTTTTAAAAACGATGCGGAAATAAAAGAGCAATACTATAATGATATAAGGAAACTTAAACCACGCTTGGTTTTGGATATACACGGGGCAGCAGACAAGGGACCATTGTTTCTTGGTTCCAATGTAAACGGAAAAAGGTATATGCGTGAGTATTACGATAAACCTATAATGGAATCTGTTCCAAGACCGGATGTAGACATAGAATTCAGGAGGAAGATAGGCGATGTCACATCAAGAGGCATAGTAATACACAAGTTATCTGAATTTCTGGCAAGACACGGATTGGTAGTTGGCATAGAGATGGTATATCCAGGAGGCAGAGTAATAAAAGAAACAGCAGGAATAAACACAGATAGTATTGCTTTGGAAATAACAAAAAGAGTAAGGACAGACGATGAAAGACGGAGTCAGTTAATAGATGCGTTGTCTGAATTTATAAAGTGGTATAGGACAGGAGAAGATGAAGAAAACATAGACCATATAGAAAATGATGAAAGAAGGAGCGATGAAATAACATCGGAATTGGCACAGCATTCGCAAACAGAACGTTATATTGGCTGAGGCCAATATTTCTTTTTTCTTTATGAGGTGTTGGTATGAAAAAACGATTAATAGATTATGTAAAGAACGATGGATGTGGCATTGGTTGGGGAATTGTGAGAGAGGATTTATGTGAAGACCATATGTATGGAGAATATGTTGCAATTGATTCCATGATACGCTTCGCCGGATGTCTGGTGACTATAATAGAGGAACACTCTGATTACTTTAAAATCGCTGAGGATCCGGAAGAGTGTTGTTGGACCGAGGAAATGTTTTCTGAACTTCATATAAATAACAGATATGGGGTGGTTAGATGAAAAACAAATTGAATGATTATATAACGGATGATGTAATTTTTAGTATAACAATAGCAGGAAATGAACTAAAAACAAAAATAGGAAGGACTGCACTCGAGGAATTCATAGACGGTCCAATGAATACTACAAACTCTATAATGTTTTTTGTAGGACTATTGGATAACCTAACATCAGATGGAAATAAGGTTTCAGTTGAATATATAAGTGACCATACAGAAGAAATTTTGGCAAAACTCACGGCAGAGGTGAGTAAATATGCATTTGAACAATATATGAAGGATATCATTAAAAAACTTAATCTTGAAGTATTGGTGGAGGTTTGATATATGAAAATAAAAATAATAAATTCGGGACACAGGCGGTTTAGATACAAAAAATACGATGATGACATCAATGATGGAATCACACTGGATTTTTCTTCATTTGCATATCCAGGATATGAAAGGATTGGTATGAACGAAAGTGTGGTTTTGCATATAGAAAACAAAATAACAGAGGAAGATATTATTAAATACTTTAAGAATATGTTTTGGCAAGACCAAGAAGAATTGTTAAGGCGGTTGAACAAATACAGAGCGGCACCGCTTAATATACAAAGAAATAATAATAGTGTTAATGAGTAGCGGCATAGCCATACGGCTGCGGAAAGTGCTCAGGAGGAGCGTGTACCGTTGTGTCATGCCGCTATTCTCCATATATGTCTATCTGGTACCAGATGGGAACGAAGTCGTGTAAAAAAACCGTAACCTTTATATTCCTATTTAGCCAATATATATGTATGGTAGGAATAATAGATAGAACCGAAGGTGCGGCGCAGTATATATTTAAACAGCGTGCAAAAGGTTTAGGATACAGGCAAATTGCAAGAGGATTAAAAGCGAATTTCGGTTTAAGCGTTTCACACATGACCGTTAAAAACTTCATAGAAAACAAATCTGGAGACATGCAATATTTGATACAAGGAAACAACGAATTAAAAGAAGAAACAGAAGAACTGGTAAAAGAAACGGTTAGGGAGTTGAAGATACTTAAAAAAAGGATGTGGGAGCTTCTTGATAAAGTTGATTATAAAGGCGATTCACGTGCTATGGTACAAACTGCTTCTGAAATAAGGAAAATATTAGAGACACAAGAACGCATAATGGATGTAATTACTAACCCAAGGCAAACTACAAACGTAAATATTTCGGATTTGAATTTAAGGATAGAAAATGTAATTCAAAATAACTTCATTGCAATATTACAGAAATTAGAAAAGCGTGGATTAATAAAAATCAAAGGAACAGAAAGCGAATTAAAATCCTCATTATAAATATTTCTTTTTAGGATAAATATGGAATTGTGAAGCGATAGCTTTATATACGATGGTACCCAAATAGTAATATGACTGAAAAAAGGCTGCAACTAATATTCGGCAACACAACATTATTTAGGCTATTAGATGAGCTAATAATGAATAGACAGTATAGAACAATGACACAACTGGCACAGGATGCAAATATAAGCAGAACTACATTGTTGAAACTAACACAAAAATTAAAAGAAACGAATATAATTAGTAGAACAAGGCGTGGACGTGAAACGTTGATACGACTCAGCAAAAACAGAATAGCAAAACAATTATGCGGTCTTGCATATGAAGTTGAGGAAGTATGGAAGAAGCAATGAAAGGCTGGGTAACCATTTTAAAGGGCGAACAATCAGATTTAATGGCTAATGATGAAAAAAATCCCTCATGGAGACCTATAGACGAAGTGGATGAACCACAATCGAGACAAGTTGTAGATTCGGAATTAATATTTGACATTGACGGAGATGATTACGAACCAGCGAGGATGTTAGCACAAAACTTGGAAAATGAGTTATTCAGCCAGAACATTCCATTCTTAAGGTTTACTTCAGGAAGATTGTTTCACTATTCGGTCTTCATTGATCATGCATCAACATTTGATCCGGCGCACATGATCGATTATTATAAAAAAAATAAAAGCGAATTTGATAAGAGGCATTATGTTTATAACTTTGCAAAAAAAATGAGGTATGCTGTATTTAAATATATATTAGATAAGGTGGCACCGGTTAAAGGCGCTAATATTGACTGTGGCCTCATGAAATCAAAGAGACATTTAATACGTATTTGTGGTGGTCGGCACTCCTCCGGTTATTATAAGTCGCTCCTATCCAAAATTCCCGACCACCAACCACATATCAAAAAAGATGATGTAGTATATCCAAAGTCAATAAATTATTGGTTTGTAAATGATTTTATTACATCATTTGCATATAAATATCATTTAAGGCCAATTGTCCACAGGGGAAAAAGAGATAAAAAACAAAAACATATTAAATGGATTGAAAAAATATTTGAAATTGAAATAGACGATGGGAGACACCGCGTAGTAAACTTGATACTTGCACCGTATCTGGTAAATATCGTTGGAATGGATGTTGATAAAGCTACAGATAAAATATATGAGTGGGTTGAACATAACAAAGAATTATCATACACACAAATAACAAGAGATTATATAAAGTATCAGGTTGAATATGCATTAAAGCGCGAATTACAACCACTATCAAAGGCAAGTCTAAGGTATTATTTTAGTGAGAAAATACAAAAGAAACTATGTGGATACTATTATGATAATACATTAAAGGGGTTTAGTAAATGACAGAAAAGGTGTTTGTATATGGTACACTAAAGAATGGTACAGGGAAGCCCGCGTATGTTGTTGGTGAAATGAGGCACTGCCTTTATTATCCAACAATAAAACTTGGTGGAAAAACATTAGTAAAAGGAGAAATTCGAAAAGTGGATTTATCAACACTTTTTGAATGGGACCTGTTAGAGGGATACCATCCAGGCGATAAGAATAGTTTGTATATAAGGAGAGAAACAAAAACTACAGACGGTGAAGAAATTTGGGTATATGAAGGCAACCTTTCGTGGAGGTTATCTAAAAAAATGGTCCCCAAAAATAATATATATGAATGGAGGTCGATATAATGGTCTATCATGGACATCCGATGTTTTATAAAATTTTGGATGAGTTAAAAGAACTACACGATAAAAAAAACCAACAATATGCTTCGGAGAAGGATCCATTATCTAACTTCAAAAGAGCATCTGCACTCGGTGAAAAACTGTTTAATCCTAATATAAAAAACAAGCCACTTGCATATTTGTTGGCACTGGTATCAAAACAAATAGATTGTGTTTATGATATTGTTGGTGAAGGAAAAGAAAACACAATTGAGGAACTTGAGGACAAGTTAAAAGACATTGCAACATATGCAATACTTGCAATAATATTAGAAAGAGAATTTAAAAAATGAGGTGTTTTTATGGAACAAAAGAAATATGATAAGTTTATAAAATATATGTGCACAAAACTGGCAGATAGTATTATAAGGAGACGTATTAAAACAATTACGAAAGAAATACCAAAAAAAGATATAGAAAAAATATTAAACGAGAAGGATACGGACGAAACATATAAACTAAGTTTTGAACTTGAATTCGGTGCTCCTGTGATCCGTTTATTGTATTCATATTTTGAGGACGATATATTGTTCTTTGGGGTAGACGAACAATGAAGTTAAATTTGGGCTGTGGTAAAAACAAAAAAACGGGTTTTATAAATGTAGATAAGCGAAAATGGGTAGAACCTGATGTAGTAATGGATTTGGAAAAAAAATGGAAGTTCAAGGACAATACAGTTGATGAAGTCTTTATCAGCCATGTAATAGAGCATATCAAAGATTTACATCATTTTATGCGGGAACTATACAGAGTATGTAAAGATGGTGCGGAGATAACTATTATAGCACCATACTGGAAACACCACAGCGCATTTGACGATCCTGACCATTGTAGGTTTATGACAGAATATTCGTTTATGTATTTCAATCAGGATACACACGGTAGCGACAAAAGTACAATGGAAGAGGCCTTTGGTTATTATGTCGATTTCAAAACAATGGATATACAGTATATTGTTCAAAACACCGAAATAACTACAATAAAATACATATTGAAGGTTGTAAAAAAACAGTGAGCATATGGGATATATAATAGGAATAGATGATGTAACGAGATGCCCGGTCATAGGGAGTTTGATATGTGTGGGTGCTCTTATAGATGAATCTTTCATTCCATGTATGAAAAAGCTTGGAGTAAAGGATAGCAAAGTAATAACACATAAAAGAATACAAGAGCTTGCAAAAGAATTAAAACGATTGGGAGAATACCACTCTGTTAAGATTGATGCAAAAATGATAAGCAAATCTAAAACAGACTTTAATATGAATGATATGGAATGTGCAGCATTTTGTTCAATAGCAGATACATTATTGGATTTACAACCAGATGCAAAGGTTCAAATAAATAATTTTGACAGAACACGCGAAAAATTTATACAAAGAGCAGAAAAACTTGGATTTAATTTTGATTGGAGCAAATGGATAATAGACCATGAAAACGAAACAAGAGATACTGTTGTTGGAGCAGCGAGCATAGTAGCAAAGGATTTATCATTAAAGGAATATGAAAAACTTAGAGAATTGTATGGTGATTTTGGCTCTGGTAACCCAAACGATGAAAGGACGCTGACATTTTTAAGGGAAAAGTTAAGAAGTAATGAACACTGTCCTATAATAAGATATAATTGGAAAACAATTAAAAGATTAAAAGGCGAGATAAACGAGGAAACAAATTGATAAAGTCAAGTTCAAACTTTTAGGAGAAGATGTTGTTGGTTATGTATCAGAAATCAAAATAGAGAACAGTATGGCACGGTTTACAATAGCGTTTCCGTCTTTTGATAAGAAACATAAACCAACTACAACAGATTTGATTATTAGGATACCGCTTACATCAAAACAACTGAAGATGCTTTTTGATTGGATGAATATACAAAATGAGGTGAATGATTAATGTGGCCGTTTAAGACGAAAAAGGAAAAACACAAGGAGTATATACTAAGACTGTGGACAAATGCACCAACACTATTTTATATTGAGAAATATGATAATAAGGAACTTAGAGACAACCTATATTCAAATATAATTACTGACATTTTGGAAAACAAGAAAATATTAGTGTTATTAAATCATATAATAAAAACCGACACTGTAGTTGGTGTGGAAAGGTTTGATCGTGATGTGTATGAGTGATGGCAACGAATTGTTTGTTTTGGACTTCAAAACGTGGAAGAAATATTATGATAGTTTTGTCGAAGCTCAAATAAAACAAATGGATGCAATATTAGAAAATGGCAATATGACGGATAAAATGTCTGAACAGCTAAACAATTTACAAGAAAGTATATTATATAATAAAGAAGTCATAGAAAAGGCCAAAGCTGTCAAAGATGAAAGTATATTTTATATAGAAGATGGAATATTAGGTTATAGAACAGTTGGTAGGGAATTAAAAAAATTTTATGAAAAGAAAGAAACTGAAGCCAATATAGCATATGAATAAAGAGGTGATAAAATGAATCTAAACGAATTGGCAAAAACAATAACCTTATCTGAAGGCGGAAAAATATCAATATCTATAGCACAGGTAAAAGAAGTTATGAAGATATTGTTCAGAGAATTGAACGAGTATTCAGATGAGGATATACTAAAAACAATACGCAGATACAGAGGTTATTAATATGCCATTACCAAAACCGCGAGAAGGAGAAGAAGAACAAAACTTTATAGCGAGGTGTATCAGATTCATAAAAGATGAGGATCCTGATATAAGCAATCAACAAGCAGTAGCTATGGCATACAGTCAGTGGAAACGTTTTAAGAAGTGATGCTATGCAGGAAATAAAATTCAAATGTATGTGCGGCAGAACAATAAAAATAAAATTCTTAACTCCTGTAGTAATAGAACAAACGTCCGAATATGAATTAAGAGGTGAAGAATCCAAATGAAAAAAGTAATAATAACAATGCCAATAAGAAATCGTGATTGGTGTATTAGCAATGTGTTGAATAGTATTAAGGATCAAACATATAATCTTAAGGATATCGGATTGTATTTTTTATTAAACGATTCTACGGACAACACAGAAAAAATATTAACAAAATTCAAAAATGATAATGAACAGTTGTTTAGGGAGATAATAATAGAAACAAAAAATATGGGAGAGATGGAGCTCGATGATCATATATGGAATAAAACAAATTATAGTAGAATAAGTAAATTAAGAAACGAATGTCTAAAACAAATAAAGGATTACGATTATTTATTAATGTTGGACTCAGATACGTGTTTAAATCCAAATGTAATTAAGCATCTAGTAGAACTTGACAAAGATGTTATAACTGAAAACGGTTGGGCTACATGGAATACAGTATTTGGTGAAGTTTATCCATATGTTACAACAAAAAAAGATCCACTGAATCCAGATTATTGGTTGCTGGATGATAGTATAGATATATTGAGAAAACCAGGTACTTATAAATTTACTCCAAACAGGCATATGCGAAGCGGTGGTTGTGTATTGATAAAAAGAAACGTAATAGAATCCGGTGTAGATTACACACCAGAATTTAAAAACCCAATTACATTATTACAATATCAAGATGAACTGACCGTATTTAGTCATAATTTACAAAAACACGGATATGATCATTGGATAGATACACATTATGAATGTTATACATATGAACAATATGAACCAAAAAATCTTGTAACAACCATATCACATGATTTATATACGAATGCGATAGACTTTTTGAAGAAAGCAGGAGTCAAAACAGTTATAGATGTTGGAACGGGAGTTGGATATGGCATGAACATGCTATCAAAATATTTCAAAGTGCGTGGCATTGAAAAAGACCGAAATGTTTATAAACAGGCCATATTAAATTATCCAAAACTGAAAATAGATAATATTGATATGTTTCACTATAATAACGAAAAAGCAGATGCTGTTATATCATGTGAACTGATAGAGCATATTCCTTTTTTAAGGGATTATTTCAATAAGCTAAGGAGCATGACTAAAGAACATGGTTATGTTTTTATATCAACACCAAATTCAGAATTGTTTGAAAAACAACCAGCATATCATATACATAGATTTACAAAAAAAGTATTTGAAAACATATGTAGTGAATATATTGTTGGAGATTGTTACTATTTGTATGAAAAAAACGAATATACAAATAACAAGACATTGAAAACAAATTTAATGTATTTCGGGAAATGGAGGTGAAATTATGGCAAAATCGCCAGGGTATTTGTTTAATGAGAAAACGCTATGTAATTTTTGTAACGAGGGACCAATGGCAGACCATAGTATGTGCATTATAGCATACCAAATAAAAGAATTAAGGGAAGCAGTTCAAAAGCTAACAATAGTTTTGGCAAGTAAACAAAACAATTGAGGAACTACGAAGCGATAGCTTTATATACTAACAAAATAATATGTAATAGAGGTGAAATAAATGTTTGAATGTGAATGTTTGAAATGTGGATACAGGATGAGTTCTGAACAGCACTGTATGAGTATTAAATGTCCAAAGTGCGGCGGAGAAATGAGAAGAGTAGATAGACCAGGGATTGGCAGATAAAACAATAATTAAGCTGGGCTATTAATACCTTTTTAATTTTATATATGAGGTGATAAGACGTTTTACATTAAAACTGAAAAAAGGGTTGGATTTTTCACACTTTCAAAAACGTGGAAAGTAGAAACAGATGACAAAACAGAAGCTATTTTGTTAATAAAGGAGAAAGACGATGGAAGAATCACAGAGGTAAACAGAGAGTGATATCATGAAACCAAAACCATTAGATTTAGAAGATTTAGCAAAAATAGAACATGAGCAGTGGATAGAATGGAGCAAAGATATAGCAAAAAACGAACCTATATCAAAAGAACGAATTGAAAGGTGGAAGCAGTTTTGGATACCTTATGAAAAACTTCCAGAAAAAGTAAAAGAAGATGACAGGAAATATGCACGAAGAGTTATGGAACGCATCAAAAAAGTGTGTGAATTTTGGTTGAAATATGCTGATAGTCCAGAAAGACTACTAAAAGAAAGAGAGGATTTGATAAACAATTCAGAAGCAAGAAAAATAATATCTACTGCAATAAAAAGTAGAATAGGATTAAAAATAGATAAAAGTTTTGTGGTTAAATCAGTAAGAAATTACAACACTTGGCTATTAAAATTGGCATTTATGAACAATGGAGGTGAAACTTTTTGACCAATTTTAAAGAAATAATAATAGATTTCAATGATAAAATAGCTAAGGATTTTGAGGTAAGATATAAAGGAAAGAAAATACTGGCACGTCGAGTATGTGTTTTAGTAGATTTGGATAAAATAGAATTTGTGAAAGATGAGGATCGGGACCTACAAGAGGCATGAATTAAATACAGGTGATAATATGAGAAAAATATTTTGTGATATATGTGGAAAAGAAATAGAAAAACCAGACATTACAATTAATTTAGATTTGATAAATTGGGAAGAAGATACAGAAGAAATTATTTCACAATTCGATGTGTGCGAAAACTGTACGAGAGAAGCTATTGAAAAACTAAAGAAGTTTAACTTGAAGTGATTAATGCAATTTGTTTTAAAAAATCATACTCCGCTATGAAGAGGAGCTGCCTGTCCCTCGGTGTAAAGGGGAACTGGAGCGGAGCCCCAACAGGCACAAATTAAAATGAGTCGATTAAATGAATAAAAAAGAAGTAAAAGAGTTTATAGAAAACAAATTAAAAGTAAAAGATGAGGTTTGGTTTAGTGAATTGGTGGATAAGTTTTGTAAATCAAAAGTGTTTGAATTTTTTAATGATATGGGAAAACTAAAACAAATTGTAAATCAGCTTCAAAAAGAAAAGGTGATTATATGACTATGGAAGCAGACATAAAAGATGATTTGTATTGTTCAAGGTGTATGCACCATATAGGCTACAGGAACTGGAATGGATACGAATACACCTGTCCAAATTGCGGTGGTGTTTTAGATGGAGAGGAATATTTACAAGATTAAAATAAAGCGAAATTCTACAAAACATAAGACAGACAATGGTGTAGAATTTGAAGTAACAAACTATCATGTTGTAACAATTGATGATGGTTATATTAAAATGTCGAAGCGTATAGATAATAAAAACGAACTAATGAAGTTTTTAAGAGATAATATATTGTTGATGTGATCAAATGACTGTAGAACCAATAGCAATAGTAATCATAGGTTGTATGATAATAGCTCTAACGTTTATAATAGCACTAATATATGGAGAGTGCTGCTGAGGTGGTTGTGTGGTAGTAGAATTAAAAGCAGAAAACATATCGAAAATTATAGTTACATTGCCTGTATCTATAGTGATTGGAAATGAACGAATAACTGGTTTCCTTAATGGAACACTTGATGCAGATGATGTGACAACTGTTATTACAAACAAAAAAGAAAAAGTAAAAATTGAGGAATGATTGAATGCAATGTCCATACTGTCATAATGAAATATCCGATGGACTCACGGTTTGCCCATTTTGCAACAGAGACATCAATGAAAATGCGATTGCAGCTGTTAATATGATGGGATTTTTAAAAATGTTTGGATGATATTATGAAATGGAAAAAAAGACGAAGTAGTCTTATAGTGACAAAAATGACATGCCCTAAATGTGGACATAAAAAGGCATGGTTAAAAGGAAACAAGCTTATATGCACCGCATGTAAATATGAATATGAGTTGAAAGAAGATGATAACATACAACGATCTGAAACTATTACAGAAAATGAAAGGCAAGACAAAAACACGAATACAGATAAAGACAATTGATGGGAATGTATATCGTGGAAGATGGAACTTTAATAAAGAAAAGATTTGGGTTTATGATCATTATTCGGGTACAGAAAAAACACCGGGTAAGCTCAAATTTAAAATAGAATTTGAATTGCCAACAAATGACATTGTTGAAATAGATTATATTAAAAAACGCATAGTATGTCCACGGTGTTATTATATAAATGAATATAAGACAAAAAGACCAAAATATTGTAAGAATTGTGGATATGTACTGGTTGTTTAATAATAAAATAAAAGAGGTGAGAAAATGAAAGGTATTGCAAGAAACTTTAGTCCAAATAACAAAGGCATTAAAATTGAAGTAGATGGAAAAGAAGAGTGGTTTACAGTAAAAGATACAGTATACGAAAACTTTGTGCAGGGCAAAATAAACAAAGGAGACACCATATTGTTCTCTCTTGTTGATGATAAAGTCTCTTATATAAAGACTCTTAAAGCAGGTGAAAGTACAGACAGTAAAGAAGAACCAAAAGCTCAAAGTGGCAATGAATTAATGGAAGCGATTGACAAATTAGATAAAAAAATAGACACTATAATAAACATGCTGGGGGCATAAATATGTCCTCACGCTCTACTTGGAAAAGACATGAAAGAATTACAGCTAAATTATTCAATACTGAAAGGAATCCACTATCAGGATCCGCTGGTAAACATACATCTAGTGATACACTACATCCTGATTTTTATATAGAATGTAAATATAAAAGTTCAGGGTTTACTTTAATAAAAAATTACTTTATGGATGTTGTTGAAAAAGCAAAAAAAGAAAATAAAATACCAATATTGTCTTTGAAAGAGGGTAAAAAGAAGGGGTTTTATTTAGTTATACGAGCACAAGATTTAAAAAAAATATGTAAACATGTGTGATGACAATGGAAGAATCATTTAGTAGTTATGAAAAGAAATGTAAATATCATAAGCAGTCCGCAAAAACTAAGAAATGTTATTGTTCATATAATGAGAAATCATATACGTGTAACAAATCAAATTGTCCGTTTTATAATGGTAGGCGAAGGAGATAATTATGGATGAAAGGGAATTTAAATTATTGGCTGAAATGTCAGACGAAGAAGAAAAGGCAGCATTACAATTGATAAACGATTTAGGTACAGCTACGAAAGAACAAATTGCAAAGTATGTGTCTCCTGCACACTTCTCTGATTTTTTAATAAAATACAAGGATTTGATAGGAAACATAAGGGGCGATGAATGGTTTTTGAATGCGGATGGAAAAAACTTTGTGTCTTATATAAATAATATCGATAACGAGGTATTGAGAGACTATTCTGAATATGATGACGAAGCTGAAAAACATTTGGAAGACGATCCGCTTGTGTTCTTTTTACAAGTAATGAACAAAATGTTTAAGGGAAGCGATAAACAAAAGATATTACAATTTGCATCAGCACTGTCTGCTCCACTTGGGACTAGACCATTAAACGATTGGGGAGTAGGAAGATCTGGTGTAGGAAAATCAGCAATAAAAAGAAGAACATTAACTTGCATACCAAATAACATGTGGATAAAGTTTAATTCGATGTCTGACAAAAGAATCTTTTATACTGTATTAAAAAACGGTTCTGATTATTATAAAGGCAAGACGCTGTTCTTTGATGAGGTTGACATTGGAACAGAACAACTTACATTATTAAGAGCATTGACAGATCCAGACATGAGTGAAAAATATATTGTACACCAAACCCTTGATATGCAAAGCAAAGAAAAAATATTGGATCTAAAGATAGAAAAACCAATAACAGTGTGGTTTACAAGTGTAGAAGCTGTTAAAGATGATCAATTAAAGAACAGGTTCTTATTATCAAATCCGCAGGAAGATGAAAGTATAGACAGGATGGTTTTTGAACATCAAATGTATTATGAACAGAGAGGAATTGATCCAGATAAGGTAAATGCTCCTGAAGCAGATATTGTTAGGAGAATGGTAATTAAGATTGTTGAAAATACAAAGAATTTATTAACTCTGCATCCTTATGATGTTGAATGGGTAAAAATAACAAATCGTAGATTACTCCCATTCTTTATGACGTTGGTTGGTATAATTACTAGGATATATTATAAAAAAAGGAAGATATTAAAAAACAAATACATAGTATCGACAATTGACGATTTAAAAATAGCGGCTGCAATATGGGAGGAAATTGCAGGAACAACAGTATACCAAGTCAGCGAAGCAGCACTAAAACTACTTCCACATATTCCAGATGAGCCTGAAAATGCAATAACAAGATCAGAATTAATGAGCAAATTAAAAGGACTCGGAAGATATGCAATAAGATACAGAACTGACAACCTCGCTGATGCTGGTTTGATCAATTCAAAAAAGATAAAAAACACGTGGGTATATTGGAAGACAGATGAAGGAAAAGCTATCAATAGTGACAATTCATTGAAACATAGTGTTAATGAAGAGAATGTGAAAGCAATAATAGGTAATCTTTCAGATGAGCCAATAGACAAAATGATAGAATACATAAAAAGAAGCAATACTAAGCTGTTAGATTTGTTATCCAAGCCCTTAGAAGAGAGATACGACCATAATCATAGAATTAACATGAGTGCTATAGATAAAATTGTAAATGATGTACGTATAAAGACAGTTGATGAATATTCATCTTATTGTGATGGCCATCATGGATATGGGATAATAAAATATGAAGTAACAGATAAAAATGGTAATATAATGAGATATTGTAGAAAATGTGGTGAGAAATTTGAAAACGCATAAAATATATATTGGAGATTCAAGAAAAGTATTAACAAAGTTTGATTCAAACAGTATCAACTTTGTTGTAACATCACCACCATATTTTGTTGGTAAGCAATATGGTGAATCATATGAAGATGCAGGAGAATATATAGATTATATTAAAATGTTAACTGTCGTGTTCAAAGAGTGCTATCGCGTATTAACTGAACATTCGTTTATATGTGTTAACATTGGTAGAAATACCGGAGTGAACACGGTTGCACACATATCACATATATTGGAAAACATAGGCTTTAAATATGTGCATAATATACAATGGAAAAAACCTTATGGAGCAGGTATTGTAACATTCTTCCACAAATATCCATATGCGAGATATTATATGCCTGTTCTTGTAACCGAAGACATATTAGTATATTCAAAGGGTGAAATTAATGGATACAGGGGAGAAAGAAAAACAATAGTACCAGACGACATTGTAAATAAATATGATACAAACGTTTGGGAAATAAATCCAAAAACCAATTCAAAACATCCAGCACCATTTCCTTTGCAGCTTCCGTTAAATTGTATTTATTTATATACCAATAAGGATGATATTGTACTAGATCCATTTCTGGGAAGTGGTACAACAATTAAAGCCGCATCAATAGCAGGGAGGAACTCGATTGGAATAGAAATAAACAAAGATTACATTCCAATGATAAAGAGCTATATTGGATACGGCCAACAAAAAATTGGAGAACAAGTAAAATATGAAATAATAGAGGGTGATATAGATGGAGAGAGAGCGTGATGAAGAGATTCTCAATTTCATAAAAAAGAAAGGAAAAACATGTGTGAGAGAAATATCTGATGCACTAAACATACCAACAACGATAGTATCTATTAGATTAAGATCATTAAACAAATGGGGCAATGTTGGATTTGAAACCAACCCAGATCCACATAAAGGAGATATAATGTCGCGTGCATACAAATGGTGGTATATTAAAGAGGTGAATAAATGAAATTTTCAAATATAGTAAACGATTTCGTTAATACGACAAAAGAAGAACGAAAACCGAACACAATATTCTGTTCAGAGCTAGGTATGTGTATGCGGAGAATATTTTTTAATATAAAAGAACCTGTCGAGTTTCCTCCAGAAACATTGAAAGTATTCTTATTAGGAAACATGATGCATGATAAGATGAGTGAAATATTGTCCCTTAGTGACAAAATAGAAGAAGTACAAAGCGAGATACCAGCAACAATTTATGTGCCTGGCATAGGCTTAAGATTATCTGGAAGATGTGATGATATTATAACAGTCGATGGTAAAAAATATATAGTAGAAAAAAAATCATGTTCGTCTTTATCATATTATAGAGAACAAAACAAACCGTCAGAACATCATAAACTTCAGATTATGGCATACATGGCAGCATTTGGAATACACCAGGGGTTTTTGTTATATATGAATAAAAAGAATTTTGATACAGAAAGTTTTGAAATTGAGTTTGATCAAAAAACATTCGACAAAGAACTTGATAGAGTCAAAGACATAATGGTTTTTGTTAATAATAACATAATACCTAAAGCAGAGGCGAAATTCAATAAGGAATTAAAGTGGCAATGCCAGTTTTGTCCATATAAAGAGAGATGTGATAAAATTGGTGTGGAAGAAAGGAACTATATGGAAGAACAAAGCGATTGATTTATATATCAATTACTATAATATATATATGCGAGTTAAATGAAATCTAATAAAAAGCTTGGTGAGATTTGCATGGAAATATATAGGGAAATGTATAAACAAGCAGATCCACCAGCGGATTTTGACAAATTAATTAAAAGCGGTGAAACCAAAAATAGACAATGGTTTATGAACTATTATTTACCAATGGAAAAACAAGAAGAGATTACAGCAAATATATGCAAAAAACACAAGCTTACTAAACAGGAAATAATGCGTGTATATTATACCGTATTCCTGGGTGCTTCACCGACTTCAGTTAAGGGGTAATTATATGTTAGATAACCTTATTAATATACTCATCGGTATGTTTGGTATAATATTGATGAATGGATCTGCACTACCACAAATCTATAAAACATTTAAAACCAAGAGTGTGGGCGACTTAACTTTAGCAAGAGAGGCCATGTTATTAATTGGAGTACTTTTTTATTGGACTTATGGCTTTCTACGCAAAGACATAGTAATACTCGTATCAAATACATGGGCTGCTATTATGTTCATTACAATGATAATAATGTATTTGAAATATAAGTGATATGCATGGTTTATGTGTTATCAGAAAAACAAAAAAAGGAGTTAATAAAGCTTATAGGCGAATGTGAAGATTGTGGTTCAAAAGAGAATTTACAATTACATAGAATAAATAGAGGATATCAAGGAGGTAAATACACATTAAGAAATGTTAAAGTATTATGTGCTCGTTGCCATAGACTTTATCATTATAATGAATCTGGTATAAGAAATAAATGAGGTAATAAAATGACAGAACTGTGCTCAAATTGCAAATACAATAAAAAATGTCCATTTACAATGACTAGAATTACAATGACAAAAGAAGGTATCGAATTCATAAAAGATACAGTAGGATTAAATGAAAATGATCTAAGTAGGATGGTAGCAGAAGAATTCGATAAAAATAAATTATCATTTATACATAAGCATTTTGTTCCGTTGTTTAAAAAAGTCATGTGTAAAGGAGGTAATGCAAAATGAAGATAATGTTGGCAATGCCAATTGGTGAAAGCAAATTAGAAGAACAGACATATGATGGATATGGTCTGGATAAGATTGAAAAAAACATATTATCTATTAAGGGATTGGATCCAAAAGACGTTTATATATTTTCCGATAGACCAATTAGAACACGATTTAATAATCAAATCATAAATCAGGAATATTTAAAAAAACTCAATACGCCATTTATGGTAAAATGTGACAATCCAATATTAATGAATATTACTCTCGCAAGAGAAGCGGCACGAGAATTCTTTTTGAAATCTGATTATGATGCAATATTATTTTTGGATTCTGATATTGAAGTACAGCCGGATATCTTAATAAAATTGAAAGCTGCTGTTGAAGATGATGCCGGAACTTTAATAGCATCCAATTTATATCCACCAGATTATTCAACCAAGCAATTAGGATGCTCCTTAATACTAAGAGAAGCTCTAGAATATATTAATTTCGTGGCATATTCAAAAGACACAAATACTGTAGGGGAGGATTGGCATTTTATACGAATGGCAGAATTATTGGGAATACCAATTAGATTGGAACGTTTCTCTGATGTAAAACACCACAGCTGGGCATACAAATAGGAGATTTTATGGAAGAATGTGAAATATGCAATCTATACGATAATGCAAAAATAATATGGGAAGATGATATCTGTTGGATTGGTTTAATAGAAGAAAGCGAATATCCAATTGTAGCACTTACACATCATTATGAAGATTGCACAACAGAAGAATGGAATCACATTTGGTATCTAGTTAATCTGTTTTTTAAAAAAGATAACAGAATAATATCGTATTCTGGACACGGCTATAAACACTGGTTTATAAATATAATAATAGAAGAAGAATATTAAGGGCAATATCTTGATATGCATAATGCACTTTTTTCTTCAGTATAATAACAAAACTTGCCGTCTTTCATATCCACTTCTCTGTTTTCTCCATAAACCGCATCTACAACATCACACATATTAACCGTTGTTGTCGTTGTTGCTGTAGTTGTTATAGAATTCACGCGTGTTTTTATTTTTTGTTGTAATTTAAGGCGTCTTTCTTCCCCTAAAGTTCTTGTTTCTTCCATGAAAGAATTGTATCTCTCTATAGATAAATATGCTAGAAAGCCAGCTATTAACAAAAATATTATTAATGTTGCTGCCCATCGTAATTTCATTTCATCATCCTCCTATAAATTTATGTTTACAATTATAAACTCACGTGCACATCTTTTTTGTCTCCAAAAAACTTGATCTTTGCGACTCCTTTTTTACCTGGTTTATATCCTTTCTTTTCTGCATATGTGCCTTCGTAATTTAAAAAGTGTCCAGTATTAATATAATATCTTTTGTGTTTTACAACCATTTTGTTTTTATAATCTATCTTTCTTAGTTCATCAGTCTGTAATGATAAATCATGAGTATGCCCCGAACAATTTCCTGTAATCGATACTTTTCCGTTTCTTCTTATTATTACTGTTCCATTAAATGTAGTTACATCCCACATTTTTTTGTCTTCCATCCTATGTTCTATTAAATTCTTTGACAATGCAAGTGTAACATCTTGTCTATTGCAAATTCCCAATGTATAATTAACTGTATTAGCAAAACCACTGATTCTTTGAAGTTTTCTTGTTCTATAACCAAATATGGTGCATGCTGCTTGTAATTTGTCTATTAATTTTTCGTTTGCCGAATAATATTCATAAACTCCATCATAGTGTTTGTGTCCATCTCCTGCAATCAAAGTTTCAAGGAATATATCAAATTGTCTTTTACTGAGCTTATTTATCCAATCTGGTATATCTTTTTCTGATATTAGCTCCCTTATCTTTTCTCCTTGCTTTGCTTTTATATAAAACACCATGTCAAGTTTTTCTTTTCCTCTTATATAAATTGAAAAATCTAATTTTAATCTTTCTAATAGTGATGTAATTTCATTGGCTTTTTCTCCTTTTCTTTGGTATATCATTATTGCCTTATGTGCTCCGTGTTCATTTTTAAAATGTCCTTCGCTTATGATCCACGCAACTAATCGAATTTCATCATCAGACAAATCATAATCTTTATTATCCATAATTCCTGTTAGTGGAATTTTTATTTGTCCTTTTAATTTCGCTAATTCCTTTGCAGGCTTGATTAAATATTCACCTTTATATTTGTATATCATTCTTTGATTTGGGCTTAAACACTGACTAATTGAGGACATCTCTATATTATATGATTCTTTTTCTTCTGTTTCAATTTTGTTCAATACTACATCTTTTTCGATTTTGTTATTAATCAAATTAAGGTTAAGTATTATATCTCCAATGTTAACCTCGTCTTTTTTCTTCCAACCATCTGTTGTCAATATTTCTGTTTCTTCATCAAAACAATAGACGTCAGCATCGAATGATTCACCTAATCTTCTTATTGCTCTTAATTTTCCTTCTGGCGTCGATGCACCACTTGCACCATGTGTTACATACATCGAATAATTATTCTTTCCAACTCTTAATTTTATAAACCCAGCATATCCCATATATGGTACGCCGAGTTTACTTGCAAGCATCCTGGTTAAATCAAATCCTATTTCTTTGTAAGTCCTCTCTTCATGATTTCCTGTTAACAATGCAAGTATTTGTTTTCTTATTGGAGAAAGATATTCTACCATATTATCGAATTGATCTTCTGGAGACATGTCTTCATAAGTATTACTCACAGAATTCATAGTAGCATTATTTAAATAATCACCCATTCCAATAACATAAGAACCAGATTTTTTAATATAATCCAAAGTGCCTTCGAACAATTTGACATCACAAGATCTTGCTCCGTAATGTATATCTCCCAGAGGTATTACCTTTATTTCTTTTTCCTTTGGAAAATCAAAACATTGTAATTTGCTTCTTTTTCTTAATCTAATTTCATCTAATTCTTCATTTAACTGTCCAATAAATTTCATCAATTCACCCTTCTTCATCTTTTTTACATCTTTCATAACTTCATTTATATTCATAAGTAGCACACCTTAAAATTTTATATATTCATCAGCTACTTACATCTATCTTCAAATTCAATAATGACGCCTCACATAACAATCATCGGCATTCAGTCACTTATAACAGTGACTGTAGTACTCCGAATCCGGTTACGGACAAACCAACAATAGCTAGTATTGCAGCTATTGTCAAAGCAACGTTCGTTATTATTGATATGCTTTCTTTCTCCATGAATTGTCACCTCCATTTAACTTTTGATGACTATGATTTACTTGTCTTCCTTTTTCCATACAATTGGTTCTTTTGTTACTAACCTTAGTATGAAGTTTATTACAACTAGTATTGATGCTACCAACTCTGGACTTAATTCTATACCAAAGTATTGACTAGATATCATGCCAGCCAATGTAAGTAGATTTACCCAAAAGGTTTTTGATTTCAAAATAGTTTTTCCCATACAAACACCTCACATTATTATTGTATTAATTATATATATAAATCTAACTCCGCCTAATCCATACGCTTCCATCAAAGATTTCCATGGGTATGTATGTGTTCACACATATCGTGTTTACAATTGGGCTGTTATGCAACATTTATAACACCGTTTTAAGCTCTTAAAATGCTTGTTTTTTGTTATGAATACAATATTGAGAAACCTTCCACTTGTGGATTCGGGTTAAATGAATCTATATGGAAATTAAATTTTATTCTTAATTTTTTGCCAGCATTGCTTGTAGAGTACTTTGTACCAGTATATACCGTACCAACAGCCGGTTCCCAATTAAGACCGCCATCTACACTAATCTTTACCTCTGTTTGTGCTAAATCCTGACCAGATATTTTTAGCTCATAGTATTGTATATTATCTGTTGTGTCTGCATCATAAACTTCACTTATCCAAGTACCGTTAGAACTACCAGATTGTAGTTGTAATTTACCATCTAATATCAATGTATTTGTATGCGTACCGGAATCCGCATCAAATGTTTCGTTTACACTATAATCTAAGTCATTTTCATTTACAACATCTTCAAGAGAAAGCTCTTTTTCTGTATGTTTTCTAAATAACGAGGGTATGTGTTTTTTTGTTTGTATTGTTGATTTTGTTTGTAACTCCGGAAATTTGTGTTTAAATTTATAAATCTTAAATTGCTGATGTATCGATTGTGTTGGGTTAGATATCCAAATAAAATCACCAGGTCTTAATGATGGTAACAATAATGATTTTGCTGTACCTCTTTTTTGTGGAGTTTTTAATAATTCTAATTCTGCATTTGCACGTTCTTTTGCTTGCTGTAGTGTTGTTATTGATTTGTCCTTCACTATCTTTTCTTTGACATTGAGTGATGCAGATGAATCCATTGCTGTATATACTATCTCAAGTCCACTGTTGTCTTCACCATATACAATAACTTTGTTTTTGACGTCTTTTGTATCTGTACCGATACCCTCTATTTTAATAAGATTATCATTCCACACTATGGCTTCGTCTGGATTTGTTTGTGTAAATTCTTCAAAGAAATGGCAATCCTTGTTATCATCTACATAGAAATCATATCCAGCTATCTCACACAAATCTTTTATACAATCCCAAAATGGTTTTTGGCTCCAGTTTATAGTCGCCTTTGTTGTATTAGTTGCAACATTTGTTGTCGTAAACGATTCTGACAATTTGGAATTCGCGTCTGCTATTATAGTATTTAATATCGAATCACTTGTACCACTGATCTGCGTGTCTTCAAATGTTCGTGTAATTGTTATATCCAATAATTTTTCTGAATAATGACTGCCTTTTACAGTAAGAAAATATGCTCGATCAAATTTCTGTTCAACAACATCTATCAGTCCGAGATACCTTAATGTTTCAGTTCCATCTCTGGTTATGTATAATTTGACTATTTCGCCGCCAGTATATTTATCATTATAAGAACCATCGGTATTTATTAGTTCGAATGAAAATTTGCCAACACCGTCTGTTACTGTTTTTTCAAATTCTGCTTTAACAATATCATCTGTTACATCTACTTCGTCTATTAATATTCTATATGATATGTTAAGCTTTCTCGGTATCCAAATAAATACTTCTTGAGATCCACGTGTTGACATCTAATCAACTCCAACAATTTATGCAATCTGCACAACACAAATCATAAGTTACATTAGCCGTAACCAAACTATGCAGTTCTGTTGCATTGCAATTATATAAATCAACCCAAAACCACAAACCATACCAGGTAGTTACCGGTAGAGTTTCAATATTATTTAATATTGGATATTTTGTTGTATTTAATATAACGGCATCATCTTTTGAGCTTGTTGTGCTTACACTCATATTAATGCAAGATGGCAGATTGGAATTTAAATATATGCTCATATTTGCGGTTTTGTCATAGGACATTGTTGTTATATTCCAAAACGGTATTGTATCACTCTGACCATACGGTGTTATATTAGTGTCATTTAAAAAAGATGGAAAGAACTCCATGTATGGATATAATGTATTGAGATTAACATCTGAATAAACATTCATAATAGAATGTGTGTCAGAACTTGGCGCATATTCACTATCACCATAAAAATTTGCTGTTACTGTTATATTATCAGAACCTTTATAATATATGGCAAGATCACTCATCTCAACTGTGCCATTAGAATCTGAAGATATAATAAACGGCACATTAACCGTTTCATCATTTGAATTATTCAGATAATATGATATTGCTGTTGTATTTAATGTAATTGGATTATATTGTTGTGTATAATTTATTTCTATATTATCTATTGTAAGCGTTCCACCATCTGACTTTAAATTAATTGGTATTAGACAATAGCCAAATGAATCTGGTGTGCAAGTACTCAAATAATCGGATAACTCAGAACCGAAATCATCGGTTGTATTTGTTATATTGAAATCACCATTTTCTATCCATTCAACATCACCATCACCACTGACATCAATGTATGATGCATGCGGATACATTTTAACATTCAGCCATCCTTCATAATAATTGATTTGATCCATATCACCAAGATCACCATATATCTTTATTCTTATCATATCATCTTGATAATAATCTGTCATGTTGGAACCAGCAACTGTTACATTAGAATAATAAGTAGGAATGCTTGGCAATGAATTATCAAACAGATCCCAAGTATCATCTGTGAAATTATATATATATGCTCCGCGTGTACCGCCCACAAAAACAATAATTCTTCCATACCATTTTATGTATTCTATGTTTGTTGCATCTGCACCAATGGTGTAATTTTGTATAATATAACCAGCATGATTGCTTCCAAGCATAGCCGATGTTGAATAATCAGAATCACATGCATCGGTGTAAAACGACCAACCGTTTGTAATAGCAGTACATCCCTCTAGAGCAGACACGGACTGTTTTCCTGTTACATTCACAGTTGCATTATTTACTATTGCTGTTTTTGGCAATTCAAAATAACCCGTTATTGTTTTTGGTGAATCATATACAAAGTCTTTTGTTTTAGTACCATCATTAAATGTACTTAGTGTTACATTGCCTTCTTTTAATTCACCAACAATATTTGTATCCAAAACATTATCTATATATAACTTTACATTCTTTGGCAAACCATTAGTATTATAACCTGTAAGCGATATGTTTCCACTGGTTACATAATCATATTTGTTAAATGTAACATTAACTGTTTTATTAATCGATGAATTTGTATACACTATTTTTATATAAGGCATAAATGATCCATATTCTTTTGAATAGAATTGTATTAAGTCAGATCCGCTTTGTGCACCACTAAAAAATAATGATGCATTATGCTCATTGTTTCGTTCGAGTTCGAGCCAATCCGTTATATCAAAAGACATCCAATATGGTGTTGCATTATCACCATAGTATGTGCTGTTTTTAGTTATAAATTGACTATAAGACGGTCTTTCATTCCATGTGATATCGTTTTCAGACCAAGTTTGATCGTTTACCTGGTAGACACTTATGTTTATCTGCTCACCACTTTCATATGTAGTATCATATACATAAACAAACAATCTTGCATTTAGTATTTGTTTATCAAAAACATCAGATAAATTAAACTTCATGTAACCATATACTAAATCTGATACATACGTTCCAACACTTATATGATCATCTGTTCCATAATTTGAATCCGGATAACTTTGCACAACATACGCATCGTCTAATATCGAATCTGAATTCAGTTGTATATCATAACCATAAAATTCATCAAATGTTACATTCTTTGCTGTAGATCCATCACTAAATTCCTGTTTTGCTGCGAATGTAGTAAAATTATATTCGAAGTTTAAAATACCGAATCTAACTTTAGTTTCATACCAATTTGTTAGATAACTGCCACTTTCATCTACTAACATATCATCTATTTGTAGTATACCATCAGATAAAAAGTCTGTTGCATTATCAGATGTTATGTTTACTTGCCTATATATCATTCCTGATGTTCCACCCTCATCTGATGAATTATATACAACTTGCCAATCGTTGGAAGTATAATTATAAAGCCTTAATACCGAATGTGCACCAAGATCATCTGCTTGTTCTGCTTTGAAATATATTTGTGCACTCCTTACATTCGATGGTATTGTATAATTCTCATATACATGTGAATTGCCTATATAGCTACCAGTTGTAGCAGCAGCAGAAACCCAATCTTCATCAACAGCATGCGAACAATCATATGTGCCTGTACTAAATGTGCCTTCACAAGCATAACTGTCTTCCGTATCATCCCAATCAAGCCACGTAATGTTAACACTTGATGAGTTTATATAGTCAACACCAAAGCCCGGTGCATATATTGATAAATACATTTCTTTGTCTATATCAGAACTGAAATTGGCTTTTAGTGTTACAACTGAACCTTGATCATAATAACGATCTGCATTTAAACCATTAAGATATAAATTTATATGTGATGATTTTAAAACATCTAGATATAACGTATCTGAACTCGATGTATAGTTATCATTGCCTTCATAAAAACCGGTTATATTAAATTTTCCAAACTCACTTAACAATGTATAATTATATAATGGTGTTGTGCCGGTTTGTATCGTCCACCCAGTCATATTTGTATCCAAACCAACCGTTTCTCCGCTAGCATTAACATATACAGTAAAATTCGCCACTGTACCATTGCCTAAAGTACTATCAGAATGTGTTCCATTTATTAATAATATTGTTTGCGTCTGCGCCGTGCTTATCGTAGTAATCCAACTATCTGTAGAACTCCATAAATCTTCAGAGTCATTTGCATAAAACTTCCAAGTATACGTTCCAGCACCCAATATTATATCGTAATAGGATGTATTTTCATCTCTTGTAGTTGTATAATTATGCGGTGTTCCTGTATAATTTATTTCTATATAACTAAAATTATAACCATTGGAATCTTTGTCATCACTCCACGTTACATTAAATTGTGAATGTATTAAAGGAGAATATGATGATGGACTATATGAGTTATTTGCTGACCATTGTGGTGATATTTTTGATACAGTTTCTGAACCAATTGAATATGTGGGTTCTGGATCTGCTAATAAATATAATGTAAAATTATCGCCTGAAACATTACACGCAGTCGATGGACTGCTTAATGAAAACAAAAAACCAACCGTATCACTATTAGGAAAAGTTGCTGCATGATTCTGATTTTCAACTACACTAAAAACCGGATCATCCCAAGTAAAATTTTCACAGGTATTATTCATTTTTATGATTAAATGATGCCAATCTTGATCTTGTGCCCAAGAGTTGTCTCCAGTTTTCCAACCATTCAAATTCCATTTCCATCCGTATGAAGCCCATGATTGGTGTTCGATTCTCCAAGCTATAGTAGAATCATTGGAACCAAACATCGCTGAATGTGAGTCACCGGAATGTGTTCCGTCTTGCATATAATCAAGTTCCATGACAATATACACTCCACTAGAAAAATTAAAATGTTTTTTTGAAACTAAGTCCGTTCCTTTATTCTCAGGAAAAGTGACAATTCCATCACCCACATCGGGTAAATCGCCTCCAGTAAAACGTGGAGACCATATTGATGTATTAATTGCATTACCATCAAATGCATCATAGATGTTATATCTAATATCATTCCAACTTGAATTAGCAAAATTAGCATTAGTGTTGCCATAATAAACATTATAGTCCGATGTTGATGATGCATTTACATCAATCTTAAAAGTCAATTCCACATGTGTTGAATTGCAATTTCTTAAACCAAAATCAATTTCATTGTCTGTGGTATTTATAACTCTTATGTCTGAACAATCGGCCTTTGCGTTTCCACTATGATTAAACCAAACAACAATGGGATAATTTATCAAATCATTCCCAGAATTTTCTGTTATTGTTATTGTTTTTCTATAATTCCAATTTGAATTCCACCACGTAGGATCAAACAATCTAACATTAAACACTTCATAATCAGATTTAATATCATACTGTGCTTTTACAATTCCTGTTTTATAAACCCATGCCCAACGATAGTCTGGGTTTAAGCTAACTTTCATATTCTTGCCAAATTCTAATAGTGTTTCTCCGTGTAACTTATAAGTAGGGCCATCATATGTCAAGTCTCTTACTTCATATCTATAAAATTTACCAGAAGCATTAAATATTTCAACTTGGTGTGATATTGGAAACAATTCCTTGTTTTTTATATCACCTCTAAAATAATAAGTATCTTTGATTACAGGCCCTCTTATATATTTAGTATATCGAGTGATATAGACATCATTACCACTAATATTAGTATCAATATGAATAGACGACAAATCACGATTCATTTGTTTAGAACCGTCAAACAGCTTATTGTATTCACGACCAGACACTGTCCAAATCCAACTATATTTTTCACTAGGCACATAAAACGTTGTTTTATCTCTGTCAACTCTTATACGCACCTGGTTACTAAAAGTAACATAAACACTAGTAAGTGTTATTAATACTATTAAAAAACCAACAATCTGTTTTTTGTTCATTACTTATCCACCCCTATAACAAACACACCAGTAAATCCAATCTTCCTATAAGGTGTAACTGACTCATCTTCTTTTATCGCACCGACTTTTTCTGAGAATTTCATTTTATTTATATTAACTGTATATTTTTGCTGTTGGTTATCAGCAGATTTACCCCATACAACAGTGCACGTTCCACCAGAGTTTGCAATATTAAGTAAGTTGTTTTTCTTTTCTAATGCCGATATACTAGCTTCATCTGTAAGAACACCATTAACAGTTATTGCCTGTTTAACCTGAAGCAAATCGATTAACAATCTTTGAGGATCAGTTGATCCACGTTGATCCTGTGGAACAGGTAAAGGTATATCTATTAAATCTTTAGCATAATCAAAATCAACACTAAACGTACTTATCTTAACAGTAGTACCGCCTGTTATTGTATCGCCAGATACCGTTCCAGTTGTTACAAAAAAATCTTCAGTAACATCAACCATATAATCACCTTCTTATCATTTCCTCAATATCCTCAATCCATTCTTTGCTTAATTTGTCTTTTACGACATCAATATCAAGTTCACTTGCTGCGTTAATAGTAATATCAACATTAGGATTAAAATTTATTATTTGTTGTGAACCGAGTGAAGTTTTCTTTAATGGAATCACAGCTTCTGGACCTGCTTCTCCAATTCGCGTAACAAGTGGCTTTGTTACAATTCCACCCATTTGCATTTCAGGTATTATACCAGAAAATCCTTGTCCATTTATTGTATACTCACCATATGTTTTGCCACCCTCTGTGCCCATAACTTTTGTGACTTTAACACCAGAATATCTAGCATGTCCGGTAGAATGTTTTTCTATGATTTCGTGTATAGTAGATTTATATGGTGGAATTGCATCTATTTTGTCTATTAATTCCGATGCTTTTATCGAACTTTTATCAAAATTGGTTGCAGTCATATCTAATCCAACATTTGTCTCTTTGAGTGATGTGTTTGTAAATGAATCCATTGTTTTTGTTAAATTAGATGTCATGTTTTTTGATTTATCTATTGCCCCAGTAAAATTGTCAGTGACTCCAGTAAGTTCGTCTGTTGCGTTTGTAGTATCGTTAAGACTTGGCATAAAGTTTCCGGTTAAGTTGCCAGTTAAATCCGATATGGTTCCACCAACAGATTTGAGAGCAGGATCTAAAAACCCAGTACCTTTTATTAAGCCCTTGTCAATCTTATCCCCGGTTTCTATTGTATCATTGCCCAATTGTTTCAAAGTTGGTGCAACGTTGTCCATGGTCTTCCTCCAAGCTGCCACCGATTTTCCAGTAGACACAAGCTGATCATGTAAACTCTCCGATAATGCTGTTTTGCTTTTGTTTAATTCTCTTTCTAATTCCTTTGTACTTGATTTATATTTAGATAAATCTAGTTTTGGAAATGGTGGTAGTTTTTTGCCAAGGAATCCTGCAACAGTTCTTACTGAATTCCAAAGAGCCCTTAATGGTCCGGTAAGTATATTGTTAACAAAAAATTCTATACCAGACAAAATAGCATTACCTGCTTTTGTAGATGCTATAACCATTGATAACCATGAAACTTTCCATATAAGACCAGCTTTCGTTATAGCAAATGCTATCATATCTTTTAGTGCTATGATACCAGCACCAATTACAGTTAAAACCGGTTTTATGTATTTATCAAATACATCTGCAAACCACAATACAAAATGTCCAGTGTGTTGTCTTATATGCCCCCAATTGTTTTTCCATGCAGCATTTAATATTGCTATAGCAGCTATAATTGCAACAATAGCTAATATTATTGGCATCATACTAACAGAACCTGCAGCACCAGCAGATGACATAGATGCTTTGAAACCGTTTAAAGTTTTTCCAATTTTAGAAAATCCTTTTTTGAATGCTCCAACTAATCCACCCATTTTTTTCAACTTTGCAAATGCTGCAAATGTGATAGATAATCCATCTATAGCTAGGCCAAGCTGTCCTACTGCAAACAATGCCATACCCATAACAAGTCCTAGAAGTACGAATATACCTATGGCCATCTTTGTACCATGGCTTAATTTATTAACTATTCCCAATAACCAAAGCATCGCTCTTAATATTAAGAGTGCAACTGGAAGAAACATAATTGTTAAAATTGTACTCCATATCTTAAATACACCGGTGACTTTCATTGCCGGTTGCAATAGCCCACCAAATGTTTTCTGCATTTGCATACCAAGAAACATCACAGACAAAAGCTCCATCCTAAATGGTTTCATTCCACGTGCCATTTTTCTCTGCGCTTGTGCATTAGACAATGTTCTACCAGTACTAATGTCTATAAGTTTATTGTTTTTTCCCATTGCTATGCCTACATTACGCATCATTCGTGGTAAATATCCTAACCCTTCTGTAAATCTACCATTTTTATCTGTTCCAAAATCAATAGACTTAGCAAAATTCTTTAAAGTACCGATTTGTTTGTTTGTCCCTTTATATAATGGTCCTAAGTATTTCTGCATATCCTCGGTCGACATACCAAACGTTTTCATCGATTTGCTGATTTTTTCAGTTCTTGTGTTTAGTGTCGATGCTGCTTTCTCTATACCTTTCATATCGTATTCTATCTTTTTGGCATCGTTTTGTTCTTCTCTTATATTAAAGTTAATATTAACATCTGGCATCTATTATCCCCTAAACGTACTTTTGCGCATACTTCTATTTTGTTGTTTATTTACTTCCTTATAATATTTATCAATTTGTTTTATCTGCTCAATAAATCTAACTGCTGGATAATGCGGATGTATCTTGCATCCAAGCTCTTTCTCTATCAAAAAACAGTATTCTGCATATGTTTCATCAATGCTCTTTGGCAAAACACTGTTTACGAGACCGGATTTAATTAATGCTGCACTTAACCCCTTTTTTTCATTTCGTTTACTTTCTTAGTATTGTTTATAGTATTCACAGTTTTATCCTGCAATCCAAGAGCATCCGAAAACTTTATCATAAATTCCACCAAATTATGCACTAAAAACGCTTCTATTGCCTTTGGATCCTCATCTGGATATGATCTCTTTAATATATCTTTGAACACACTAATTATTGTCTCCAGAGACTTTTTCTTATCCTGTTCGTCTTGAGCAGCTGTTAATGTAACAAGATCTTGAAGTTCTATTATTAAACTTAGATCTTCACCATTAACATTCATTTTACACTCTGATATATACTTTGCAAATTTTCCCATCTTACATCACCTCTATTCAACTTTACCAGCAAATGTGGTAACTTTCTTTTTATTTTTATTGTTTTCGAGTTTCGATATTCTGTCTTCTAACTCGTCTACTTTGTTCATTAAATAAATTTTTAGTAGTTTTTCGGATTCAATCAAATGATCCATTCCAGCTTCCATTACCTTCCAAACCTGATTATCGAAATGTAATTTTGCATAACTAATGTATTTGTTTATAAGTTCTCTTTTATCAGTCGGAACGTATACACGGAAGACCAAATGATCCGGTATCTCCTTTCTTTCCTCACCTACTACAACTTTCTTTTCCATTCAATCACCTATTTATATGTTATCTTCTGCATAGAAATCTTTTACAAGACAACCAGCACTTATAGTAAGTTCTGCTGTTCCATCAGCAGCTAAACTTATTTCACCAGTTGTTGTAAAGTATGCATGATTCATTAATATGTTTATCTGTTTTGTACCGTCGGTCAGTTTTATTAATATTGCTTTATCTTTTCTGTCACCGGTTGAATCAACAAAGGACCACCTATAATATGATCCGCTTGGATTTGATTCGGTTTGTGTCGACAATCCAAAGTATTCCAAATCCGAAATGTCCTGGAACACCAATGTGAGATCGCATGTTCTCAATTCGGGTCTCTTTTCTTCTTTATATTGTGTATTGAATACATTTAGAACATCTGCACCAGCCGCTCCTCCGCCAAAGGTGACCTCTTTTAATTTTGCACTTACACTCGAACCAGACGCATTATTTGCAAAATCTGTAGCTAGGTCTTGTGTTGTTGATACACCTGTCCATGCATCACCAATGCTAACCGTGGCTTGTGTTGCATACCATAAAGTCATTATTAGTCACCTCCTTATATGTCGTCTTCTGCATAGAAGTCCTTTACTAAACAAACAGCACTCATTGTTAATTCAGCTGTACCGTCTGCGGCAAGTGATATTTCACCCGTGGTAGTAAAGTAAGCATTGTTCATTAAAACATTAACCGTATTTGTACCGTTTGTTAATGTAAATAATATGCTTTTATTTTCCCTGTTTCCTGTCTTATCAGAACCGTTTACTCTGTAGTAAGATCCTGTAACATATGTAGCAGTTCCAAAAATCCATTCTAAGGCATCTATATCAGAAGCTACCAATGTAAAATCAACTGTTCTGAGCTCTGGTCTTTTTTCTTCCTTTAGCTGTGTACTAAAAACATTCAAAACATCAACACCTGCAGCTCCACCACCGAATGTAACTTCCTTCAAGTCTGCACTAAAGTCTGCACCATTAGCATTTGCATCAAAGTCTGATTTTAAATCTGTGGTTGTTGAAACAGAACTCATTGCATCCCCTATGCTAACAGTTCCCTGAGTTGCGTACCATAAAGTCATTTACTTACACCTCTTTTGTATTTTTTTTAAAATCTTTTTTATTTTCAAATATGATTGGTTTATCTATCTTCTTCTCTTCCTCTACTATTTCAAACTTGCTATGTAAAACAGCACCCTTCTTTATTTCTACTTCTTGCGTCTCGTGTGGTTGTATAACAACACCGTTTATCGTTCTTGTTCTATGATCATTGTTTTTTATTTTTACTTTCATTGAATCACCTCAATTTCAATCTTGATAAGAGCCTCCTTATTGCTTTTTTATGAATACGTTGTAATCGTAAATACATCGGACTCACACCCAATACTTGGTCTACTGCGGGTTTTATATATGGTGTGTGTTTTGAAACATAAACAAAACCTCTTGCTCCATTTTCAATATAACTTCTCGGAACAACATGCGGCCTGAATCCTACCTCCTGATACAGTGCATATGGTGCATTTGGACCACCGGCTTTAATAATAGCACCAGTATCTGTTTTCTTTGCTGATATTGTATCCGCCAACTTTCCTGTGTGTTTAGGAGCTAAAATTCTTGCACGCTCAGCAACACGTTTTGCTTCTTCATAAGTAGCAGACCGAATTGTACCTAGTCCTCGCTTAGACAGCATATTTATTCTATTTATGTTTTCCTTTAAACCGTCAAACTGAACCTCAATATAAACCATTATACGCCACCATATGATAGTTCAATATCTATAGATTTTATCATAATTATTTTAGAACCTGCTCCGGTGGTTGTATCTGCATCATCTGCGGAAGCATGCATAAAAAACAAAGAATTGTCTGCCATTGTAGTAGAATCTGAATCAGCTGATGTTGCATCTCCCAGAACACTTATTATTTTGTCTGATATTATTTCCTTGTCATGATTTTTGTCTGACCAGACTTCAATATGAACAACAACATCTGCACCGACATAATTATTGCCGAACACGTTCTTGTGTACATCTACATTCGAACTTATTATAACAAGCGGATAATCAACTACTCTACGTTTTGGCATGCCTTTGAGTATCCAATCGCTTGCAGAACGAGCAGGGTTTTGTGTATCTGTTAAATTATTCCTAAGAACATCTCTAACAAATTCACCTACCGAATCCTCAATAGTATCCAATGTAACTGTGACCGACATCACCAATTAACTCCGTTGAGTTATAAAAGTCCGTTGACTTTAATATTATTGTCATTAAAAGGATATATATTATTATTGTATCCTTTCGCACCAACATTCATTCATTATAATTGTTCCATCAGATGCATAATCTGGTAAGATTTTTTTAACTCTATACCAATCAGAATCTGTATTGATTTGAATTTCATCGTCAATATTAATTGTAGTTTCTGGTTTAAAATAAACAACAATGTCTCCAACTTTTAGTTCTCCACCAGTATCTTGTATATTTTCTTCATCCATAAACTCTAATACACCGTATGCTGTTGTAGATGATATTGTTGGATTATAATCATCGTGCGAATCCCATGCCTTTGTTATGTTTCGAATATTAAACTTGGTTTTAAACAAATCATATAACTTATCAAATGCATTTTTCATTGTTTCGTTTATGTTCTTTGACATTATGCCACCTTCACTACTCTAGCAAGATGATCTATAGCATTGCCGTTTGTAAGTATATTTGTAAGCAAAAATAATCCCAATGTAAACAATATACCTATTAGCCACTTATGATACCTTATCGCAATCGAATTCCTTGAAACGCGTTCATTTATTTTATAAGTATATAATATTTGTTTATCCAATTTTTCTCCAAGTTTTTCGATATTGTGATTTGCAGCAATTATAAGATCTTTATTTGTAAAGTTATTATTACCGTTTGTTTGTTTGAACTCGTCTACAATTCTTTTTATATCTTTCGCATCCAAAGACATAATTACCTCCTCATATTACTTCTGCCACCAATACGTGGCATTTTATCGGAAATAAGTTGTAAATACCGTTTATATTCGTTATAATGTATACTAAATGGTTTTGGTTGCATTGTTACTTCTAATGTTCTTAAACTTATTTTCTTAAAGTCGTCCGAATCCAATTTAGTATATGCCATCGACGCTGCCAAATGTGCACATGCCCATTTTACAAGATTATCTGGAGTAGACACATCAACAGGAACATATGCATAACTTGCCAATAATGATGTAGATCCAGTTTCTGGTGCAACCTCTAAAACAACCTTTCCGGTATTATAATCTATTGTTGTTATATTATGTGCATAGATTGTTTCATCACTTTTCCATTCTTCTATCTTTACATCATCAGTAGTAATATCACCAGAGTTTGTACTATCGCCAACATACCATCCTTCTTGTGGTTTTCTTAAATAGAATGTTTTATTTGAACCATCAATCGTGTTTTGATGGTGTTCATCTATATATGTCATGTTTTCCCTATAAATATATGAGTTTATTGCTCTATTCAATATGGTCTGTGCTGCATTTATTATTTGTAACAATACAGAATCTGTCATATCGTCTGTTGATATGTTTGCCAAGTCTCTTACATCTTTTGGTGTACAGTACGTCATATAAATTCTATCCCCCTTTCTTTAACATCTTCCATTGTACCAAATATATATATTTTTCCATTAAGACCAAGTTTATATTTATCATTACCTGTCAATCTTGGTTTATATTTACTTATATCTACCTTCTTTACTGGTAGAAATCTTGTTATCAAAGACAACATTCTATGCGCTCCGATCATTTTAGCTTTGACTAATGGATGCAAGCGATCTTTATTGTTTTCCCTAATAAATGGCTCAAATGATACCAAATCCTCTATAACTTGATCCATTACTTCTTCTGAATTACAATATTCGAAAAAACGGATTTCTCTTAATGTACCAGCACCATAATGTTCTTTTCCATCTTTGTCAACATATCTGTATTTCTTATTCGCAAGCCAATCTACAAAACGCTGCATACTTCCACGTGCATCATCCTGCTTCATAAATAATAAATGCACAATATCACCTAGTACGCAATGCGTTTTCTGTAGATAGCAACATAGTTTGTACCATCATGAAATACATTTATAACATCAGACGGATTGCTTGTATTGGCCGCTATTACTGCTAAAATATCAGCAAGCGTGGCACTGGTAGCTGTTTCATACATCCCGTTTTGACTAGTTGTAGCAGCCATTATCTAGACCTCTTTTTTCTTTTATAAGATCTTATTCTTTTTTTCTTAACCCCTTCTGTTGGATCAACATCTCTTATATGAGATCTAACAGTCTCTAATTCTGTACTTTCTATTTTTATTCCCTTTGGTAGTTTTGTAGATTTGAATCCAGTTGCCTTAAATGGTAACTTTATTTCAACACCTGCTTCTTTGAACTTTTTAAAAAGTTCTGTGTTATCTCCATTCTTACGAATATGTATTGGTCCTTTAATCGTTGGCATTTTTATCACCACGTAAACCAATTTGTTCCATCAGAATAGAGTCTTGTTGTAGCATAATTTGTTGATACTGTCTTAGACGCAGCACCATCTATGGTTTCTGAACCTTCTGTTGCTATTGTTATATTGTTTGATCCCGCATCGCCACCTTCGTCTTTTATTATATATACAGCACCTGCGGATACTAATGCACTAGCTAAAGTTATTGTAACTGCACCACCAGTTGTATCTACTCCGATTATATAATCGTTTACAGTAGCAGTATAGTTTTCACTCTTAGATACATGTTTCACTGTCATTCCTGCATCAAATACAACTGAACCTGAAATAGTTATGTCGTCAGCACCGGATCCATCTGCAGCTAATTTAAATTTTCCATCTGCAGGAGAGTTCATATATATACCGGTGTCTCTAAATTGTAATTTGTTTGTTGATGAAACTGTAGCAACTGCATTAAATGTTGAAGCACCTGTTACTGTTAATTTGTCTGTAGATGCATCACCGAATGTCATGCTTCCAGTAATATCAAGCTCTTCGCAAGTAAGTTTACCTGAATGCCATCCAAATTTTTTGCTCATTAATTACACCTCTTTATATTGTTAACCACCATGATCATCGATATTAATCTCCATGGATTGTGCCACTCATTTGTCCTACCCTAAACATTATGGCACCCACGCTCCCTAATAAATAATGGGAGGGGATAATTCTAAATTTAATCTGCAGCTTTTAGTATAGCCAAAGCACCGACTTGCAATAAAGCTATAGCGAATTTCATGCTGAGATAAATTCTCTTTTCGTTATAATCTATTCTATCTTCAACTGAAATGTCACCGTGTTTTGCCCATGCTATTGCTACTGGTCTTTTTGCTTTCATTAAATAAGCTGAATGACCATCAACTGCCCATACTTTGCCGTCTGTAGTATCGGTTGTACCTGATGTATAACCTTTGCATTGTGAAGTTGATATAACTTTAACACCAAGGTATTTTCCTATTTCACCATTTAATACAACTTCGTTACTACCATATTCAGCAGCATTTACAAATTGACTGTCTTTCATTAAAGCTTCTTCCTGTTCAGGAGCTATGAACAACACATATGGTTCGTCTTTTGTGTTGTAATAATTGTTGCTTCTTAAACCCCTTATTGCTTTTACTATCATATCAGTGTTGAATGTATCTGTTGCGCTCAATCCGCTAACATCACTAACTGAGCCAGGGTATATAACACCACCTGTTGCCAAACTGCCCTTAGTAGCACCTTCCAAAGCATCTCTTATAAGAGTATCTACTCTTGTAGCTGCCCATTCTGCTAACTGCATTCTAGCAAATTTTAAAACATCAACTGCGTTCTCTTCGATTGCTTCGTATGAAATTCTAACAGCATTCCTTCTGTATGTAGGAGTCAAAGTTGCACTTGATATTGAACCAGTCAAATCAGTGAAAGTTGCAACTGTGTTTTCTGCTGTAACTTCCTCACCAGAAAAGTCAACTGCACTAGAAATTGGAAGTTTGTAAGAATAAACTCCTTGTGGCATCTTAACCGGGAATGCAATTTGCTCGAACTTTCTAAGTGCTCTAGCTTCTTTTATAAGCTCTGCGCTCCACTGAGTTACTTTAGTATTAATGTCTGTAGATGAGGTTGGTCCTTCAGCAAGCATCTCTATTTTTCTCATTGATTAACACCTCCTTTTAGTATCGACATAAAACTAGCATCTACATCAGAAGTACCTGCATATCTAACAGATTTTCTGGATGGTCTGCTAAGTTCCTCTATTTTCTTTGATAATTCTTCTATTTTCTTATCTTTCTCTGCAACAATGGCAGAAAGTTCTGCTGTTTTTTCTTCTGATTGTTTCTTTATTATTGGTTCCTTCTCGTCATCCGGATATGGATATTTTTTCTTTTTGTTTTTCACATCTGGATATTTTTTGTCTTCTGGATAAGGATATTTCTTTTTCTTTAGTTCCTCAGCAACTATTTCAGAAACAAGCTCTCTTATTCTCTCTTCGCTTAATGGCTCTGTTTCAGGTTCTTCTTCGGTTGACTCAGGTTCTTCTTCCTCGAGTTCCTTTGTTTCCTCTTTTGGCTCATCCGTTTCTGGTTCTGTTTGTTCTTTTGTAGTCTCTTCTGCTGGTTGTTCCTCTTCTTCCTTGTCATCTTCCTGAAGATCTGCTAAGATCTCTTGTAATTGCTGTATGTCCTCACTGGTGAAGTCTTCTTTTTGTACAGCTTCTAGCTCAGTGAGCACGTCTTTCAGTGTTTTTTTATTTTCTTGCATTTCTACACCTCCATATATTATTTTTTCAGTTTTACCTGTTGAACTGTTGTTTATATAAGCTGTTTTCACAGCTGGATCATAAACAACTGAAAAGTTCTCAAATCTAAAATCATTTATAACACCACGATCTTCATCAATTCGCAATCTTGGCGATATACCAAATTTTGCACCATACTTCAAATTTATCGCAGTCTGTAAATCAGTAATATATAAATCACCAACTACATCATCACCTTCTAAATGTATGTTTTTGACGTCTCCAATCCATTTTGATGCTTCTGTATCCTTATGATCTAAGAACAATGAGCATACTTCATCATTAAAATCAGTATTCTTTAATGCATCTAATACCGTATCTCTAGAATAATATTTATTATTCCAAATACCCGGACTCATCAATATTTTATTACGCAACACGAGTAAAGGTTTACCTTTACCAACAGCATCTAATAAATCAAATTTTGTTGCACTATTTAAAATACTACTATTTATTTTCATATAATTACCTTTAATTAAATGGATATATATTATTATCCTATTTTACATACTTTTTTTGATATCTCCACACAGTAGACATCCCACATCCAACTTCCATTGCTATTTCTCGTCTTGAATAAACGGGATCTGTGGAATTTGTCATTAATATTATCTTTTTAATTTGTTCTAACGATATGTTTGGTGTACCAGACGGTCTTGAAATACGAATCACCTACAACGAAACTTCAACGAGATCAATGTAATCTCTGTTTACAACTTGTTTCGAATTCACCATTGCAATAACCTCTATTGAATATTGTCCTATTGTATCATCCACAGCTGTCTCCCAATCATAATAAAATACCCCCTGTGACTCTCTAGTCATAGTCACCGAATCAACCTTTGTCGTACCAGTAGTTACATCGCGAATTGTTATGGTAATTTTGTAATCCGTGTCCTGATCTGGATCAACAAGATTGTCGTTTATATCCCGCAAATAAACTTTTATTCTTGCGGTTTGTCCTCTTTCATATTCAGTCATATAATCACCCGTATATATAATTTATAATTATTTTTCCATAATCAAAATATTCGATATATGCATGTATTGGTGGGAATCCCGACCAATTATAATCTATCAATTTTAAGACATCTGTCACACTTCTAATATAAGACACAGTTCTATTATATATATCTGCAATATCCAGAACATCTGCAATACTTCTTCCAAGTGTTGCTGTTCTGTTATATATATCAGATAATGTTAAAACAGATGAAATAATTTTAAGTGTTTCTCTATATATTGCATCTGATAATGATATCACTGCAATTATAATTTCACTATAACCAATGTTAAGTATATCAGATAAAACTGCAGCATCAGTATATAATCTATAATAAGTTCCGGCTCTTTGAAAAACATCATTTAATAGCATCTGCGCAACCAATGTTCTTGCAAAAAATAAAACCTTACTGTATGAATCAACTATAGAAGCATTATCCGATAAAATCTTCATTATAAGAGCTTCTTTTGAGTCAACCAAACTCAGAGATTCTTTCTTTTCATATAAACTTATTAATTTATTAAACGTATCATTTTCAATTAGTATATCACTGTAAGATCTAAATCCTGTATAGGATCTACTATATGTATCAGACCCAACCAACATCGCTGTTAATAGCTTTTGTACTCCAAGTATATACGTATCATCAATTGTTATAGTAGACATGTTTTGTTTATAAATACATTTTATAAGACTGTCGCTAAATATAACAGTCTCACTCAATATTTTTGTAAGTGCAGCACCGATAGCTGAAATATTAAGCAATCCCAACTCTGTCCTATTCGCACCAGTACTTATTAAACCAAGCGTAGTTCTTATATCAGTATCGGTCATTGCTTAATCACCTTGAACAATGTTAGGTTATTATTTGCATCATAAGATGCTGTCATTTTATATTTTGCAATCAAACCGGTGGTTTTATCATGTGTTGTTGCATTTGCAGCACTATCATAACAATATAAATATGATTCTGTTTTGTTGCCGTTGGCATCTCTAGATATATCATCCTCTACATGATTCTCTAATACCATACCGAGTATTTTCCACAACGATTCTCCAAATGTCCCAGATGTACTATGATCAGAAACGTTTTCATCCCAAACCTGATCGGATATAGTCAACGGATTCAATAAATAACTTATATCTACATTGGCCGAAGAGTTGTTTATAATTTTTCCAACACCTCTAATTGTTATATCACCGTTTGTAACTGTGCTATCAAGAACTACCTTGCCACTGTTTAGGTCTATGCGTATGCTGTCTGTTCCTGTTTTGTTTATTATTTTTATTCCTCCATTGTAATTTCGGAGTGATAGGCCTTGGCCGCTTCCACCCATGTCTATTACCGGTGGATCTGTCCCAATGATACCGTTCCAACAATCCAAAAAATGAGCGTCGCTTCCTCCTCCTAACGTTATAGTTCCTTCCAACATGCATGATTCTATCACCCCGTAAATATAATTTAAATCTCCAATTCTACATTGATATAGTTTACAATTACCATCTAAAGTTCCTGTTACATATGCATTTTCAAATTCACAATTAGTAACATCGGCTGCCGAACTAATGGTGATATTAGTTTTAGTCATAGATTCTCCCATAAACAGCATACCAGAATAATCACCACCGGTATCTATTGTCAAATCACCAATTACATAAATAGTATCAAAACCTCTTTCGTCTGCTATTAACATAGCATCTGTTAAATTATTGACTGGCTCTTGCAAAGTCCCAACTGGAAAATCTGTTCCACTATAAGGACTTGTTACATCAATTGTAACCCCACCATTAAATGAACTATATTGAATAGATGATAATTCCTGCAATGTTGCAGAAGACGAACTCGTAAGCGTAACAGTAACATATGCAGATGGTTCAATTGGCGATTCATAGCTAGAAGTCGCGGTATTGTACATAACCAAATTACCACCACTAACATTACAAATAATATAACTTGGACCAGATCGGTCTTCAAATTTTAATTTCCAATCTATAAGTTTGAGTGTTAAACCAACATAAACTCCTCCACCAAGTTCTTCTTTTCCTGTGCAATCTGCTACTTTGTAAACTTCCATGTTTTCTGGTTCGTCTTCCCAGTCTCTAATATTGTTATAAAGATCTTGTATGGTAACCTCAGTGTCTGGAGCTTTGACTATAATAAGCTTATTAATTTTATCAAATTCATATACTACCACTAGACCACCCTAAAAAATCAAAGGGAAGGGGGGCTAACCCCTCTTTTAATTTTATGCTACTATTGAATCTGTCGTTCTAATAGCAGACACACTAAGTCCGCTGCTTCCAACGGTACCACTTGTCTCAAATGGTAGTATTCCCTTCTTTCTTACTCTGATCAATACTGTCCTGTCTGAGTTATATAGTATAGTTACTTGTGCTGTTGTTGAAGTTGCCGTTGTATCTATAAATGGAACATAACACGTGTCTATTCCACCATAATCTCTGTCTAATTTATTTGTATCATAGTTATCTGATACTGACCAACCGCTAGATAATCCGGCTGTAGTTAGCTGTGTTGAACTATCAATTGACACAACATATCCACTTTCGGCTGTTGTTGTATTTCTTATTACATCTCCAACTTGTACATCATCTGTCCCACCAAAGTCTGCTGCAGAATCTACTAATGTTTGACCAGTTGAACCAGATGTCGCAGAACCAGCCGCTCCTGTTTTTAGCGTAAATGTTGAACCACTCCAACTTGAATATCTATATCTTTGTTCTTCGCTAGTAGAAGTATCTACCACTCTCAAAGTACCACTTGATGGAACGTCTGTATCAATAGATTCTTGTATTACAAACGATGTATTTCCATCGGTATTGCTTGTTGCATGACTCGTATATATTGATTTGTCTATTGATCCACCGGTTGTCCTGAATACAGCAACTCTGTCTCCAGAAACAACGTTTGTTACTGATATTGTTATGCTTGTATATGGTGTTCTCACATTACCATTGCTGTCTATGAACTGGTACGATTGATCTGATGCCATACCTTCAATCCATACACCCTGTGCACCAAAGAACTTACCACCCGCGAATGTCCCGAATGGTGATTGTTTAGTTGGTGTATATCCTGTATATGCTTGTATGTATTCTTCACCGTCTAATGGTGTAATTACACTAGAAACAACTGTATACATCTGGTATGTTGAATTAGATTGTGTAACAAATTTGAGATATTCATATACGTCAGCTAATGTTCTACCAGTATTATATATGTCTCCTGCATTTATTATAACATCATATGGATATGCACTCTGCTGTTGGAAGGCTTTATTCATTGTATGTGCAGATTGCAAATCTTGACTTGCTGTACACGATGCTCCTGACAAATCACCAGTTATTGCCTTTCCGTTTAATGATGTACTAGTACAGTTTCCCAAAGTTAATTCAGATCCAGAATCATATAATACAATTCCTTCTCCGCCACTCCATGTTACTCTCTCGCCTGCTGTAAATGTTCCTGTTGTTCCACCATGACTAACTGTTCCGTTAACGAATGCTATTGTAATATCAGAATAACCAGATACCACAGTTGTTGAATCACCATTCGCTGTAGCTGAACCAGGTGTTCCATTATCATCAGTTATTGTTTCATCGTCCTGGAAATCCTTATAATATGCTGCTCTACTAGATCCTGTAACAGTTGTGTCCACTTGTAGTAAGAGCTTTCCAGTAGTACCGTCATCTTGTAGACCAACTATCTTTCTCTTTGCTCCACTTGTTCCACCGGTTAACACTGCTCCTACGGTAAAGGTTGATGTTTCAGCATCGTATTCTAAATATGTATCACCAACTGTTCCATTTATATCAGCAGTTGCACCAGATGTTCCTCCAGTAAATGAATCGTTGTCGCTTATTGTTCCTTTAACGCCACGTATTTCAAGCATTCCCTCGGTGCCCCAATCAGTTACGGATACAACTTCTGCATCCCAACCACCACCAGAGCTTGATATTATTTCTTTTGCTTGGAATGGTCCACTAGATTCATTATCATAGAATATATAATAATCTCCAGTTGCATTGTTCAGATCCTCTGAAGTAGACAAAGGAACCGCACTACGACCTCCTGATGTTAGATCTATTTCAAAGTTATCAAACAGATCTCCCTCTTGTCTTGCAAATACTGTTATGTTAGCACCATCTATTTCTGATCCGGCTTCTTTAACTTGAATTAATACATCTATATGTCCTCTGTCCCAATTGCTCAAAGAACTCCATTCAGCTATTCTTTCTCCCTGCTGGAATATATATATCTGCGGATACGGATTTGTTTCAATAGTACCCAAAGTATATACATTTGCATATAGCTCTTCGCCTGTAACGGAACCACCACTATCTATCAAATTACCTGCTCCTGTTCCAGACCCATCATCTATATCCAATGCTGTACTTGTATCAGAAAATGTATCTCCTGTATCATCTACTCTAACCCACCAATATCTTCGTGTATTATCGTATCCCAATAATGTTCCTGTATCTGCGGGTGAACCGCCTGAATAACCAACCTGCTTTCCTATATCACTAGCAACACAGTTTGTATACCCCGAAGATTCAAGTTTTAACAATCTTATACCATCATTGTTCGAACTAGCATCATAACCAGAAGTAGCTATAGCACCACCCTTTAGGTATTTGTGACTTTCGTATGTTGCACTTATATCTAGCCACCACCCATTGATCATGGTATAAGCAGTAGGCGTCTGTGCTGACATTGGAACCTTATCATCCATTTGTGTTGGCTCATCAAATGTATCTTGTAAATACGAGTATAACTCATTTACTGTATATACTGTAGTACCGCTTGAATGATAAATCCTTTTGTTGGTGTAATCAATGGTCCAATCGTCTCCTATTGCCATCTAATCACCTCTTTTTCCTCTTTCTTTTAATTTTTTTGCTTTTAGTTTTTTTAACCTTAACTTCATTTTTTATTTCATCTATCAATCCATTTCTTAATGCTACATGATATAACATCAATTCTGGATGATCCTTTGCTTCATTCTTATCAACTCTAACAACGTTTCCCTTCTTAAAATCTTCTGTATCAAATATTACATAATATGTCTTTTCCATTGTTTCAACCTCCTTAAGCTATATCATCCTGATATAACACTGATGTAAGCGAGTATCCACTACTCGTTATTGTTCCTGTCGTGGAAACTGGCAAATACCTTGTGTCTCCTGACGAAGATTTTCTAATTCTTATATTAATTGGTGTATCAGAAAGATAATTGTATGTAGTAGACACATTACCGTTTACATCAGTACTTGAATTTAAAATTTGAGACTGATCTGATGCTTTTTCTATATATACCTGCGCACCATATACATTATTACCATCAACATCTTCAACATGAACAGATATCGAAACTGAATTATTTATTGTTGTTGAACCACCACCAGTATTCTCATAGTATGATGGATCAGATCCATTTATAGCATTTATAACAACAGATCCAGATGTTGTGTTTTCAATATCATAGTTAGTAGAACCGTCTGTCCCAGTAAATGTCAAATTATCAAACGTATATGTTCCAGCTGTTGTTATTTCAACCGAATGATTTGTTGGACTAATAAAACTACAATCTGTTACATTAAAAGATGTACTTGAAACCGTTATCGCATCATCTGTTGCAGATATAAAAGTACAATGTTGAACATCACAGGTATCTACAGTAACTTTTCCAGCAATGTTCCATGTACAGCTTATAACTTCTTTGTTTGTTGCATTAGAAGGTAATGTTGTTGCACCAACATCAATAAATGATGTTCCATATAATTTTACTTCATCAAAGTTAGAATCGCTAAAGTCTAATGCAACTTTCGCTGAACCGGCCGACTTTATTACACAACCATTAATGCCTACAGATCCTGATTTTTCACCCAATACAAAACTGTTAGTTCCTGTAGAATTCCCAACCAAAGTAATCTTATAATATGAACTCGGAACCGTCCTATCTTCAAATATTACAAGTGCGTTTGTATCTTTAAAATAACTGCTCCCTGTACCAGAATCACCAAATTCTAATGCACCCTGAACACCATAAACTCCAGATTGTAATTTTCTAATAATGCCATAAGCATTAGAAGTAGATTCGTCTTGTGCAACAATTTCTGAAAAAGTACCCTCTGTTGTGGATCCACCACCACCTATAGTAAGTGCTGCAGAACTATTGGATATATATCTACATATATCAATAAATACATTATCACCTGATCCTACTGCTTTTATTGGAACATTAAATTCAACACCAACTTGCGTTATTGCAGTTAATGTTGGTGCAGAACTACCATTAATTTGATGATAAGAAGTTGGTAAATTTGATGTATCCAAAATAAAACATGACCATGCGCCCAACTGGAAACCATAATCATCACTACCGCCAACATAATATGCACGTGTATTTGTTCCATCTCCAATTATTATTCTGAAACCGCCGTTTGCTTTTGTATCAACCGATCCAGCATTCATCCAAGAATAAATTATACAATTTGAAAGATTAGTAGAACTTATTGTCTTATAAGCATATACTGTACCCTGTGAACCTTGCATACCAAGACAATATGTTCCCTCCCTCTGAAAACCGGTATATGTTGTAACAGTATCGTCTGTAGTCCAATTACTAGTGCTTTCTGCATCATACAGCGTTGTCATATTATTTGTTATCGTGACTGACATTCTTCCTCCTCCTGTCTTCCAATACTATTCCACAGGCAACCGCTCCAAATAAAGCAATCGAACTGTCTGTATTTATTCTAACGGATTGTTTGTCTGGAAAATCGTGTTTTAAGTCCAACCCAGTTCTTCCAAATAAATAAATTGCATCATCCGGATGCTTGAAGTTTTCAAGTGAAATATCTCCGTTCTCATCAAATATTACAATATTCTTTGCATCAATCTCATTAATGTTATCAATCATTTTCAAATCAACACCATATGCTCTGCATGTCTGATCATATAAGCGATATTCTGTTCTTTTATTATCATACCAACCCTTTTCTCTAACAGCAACAACAGTAATCATTTATATCACAATTTTATCATAGGATTTAATTCTTTAAACTCATCTAGCGGATACCATTCCTTCCATTCTGATCTACCAACAGATTTCGGAATTATTTTAACTTCAACAAATTTAACAGTAATTGTCTCACCTTCCTTTGCATTTGGTCCGATTGCAGGCACCTTATGTTTTATTACTTTCAAAGAAGTTGGATCAATTTCTCTTTCTTTGTGGTTTATATCAATTATTATCATTTAAACACCTCATAAATAAGTAATTTGTATAGTCGCATATTTCTCACTCGAAATTGTAATAGAGCCATAATTAAGGTTTGCATACGCAAATACAAGCCTTCCGAAATCTATATAATCATTAATTATATTAAATGGATTTAAATAATTAATTATTATTCTAAACGGTGCAACGCCCAAGGTAGGTCCAAGTGAACGTAGAGACAACGATTCCAACAAATCAACCATAAACACGTTTTGCGTACCATCTATAAGTTCTATAGACTCTAACAACATTCTCCCTGGCAGTTTTATAAATACATCATTTACTATCATGGACTCCAGTAATAAAAGCACATATGCTTTAGAAAAGATATCTGATAATACAATAATATCTGACATTGATATATATCTTCCTCTGTATATATTATCAACCAAAACAAGTGTATCGCTTATGGTTCTAATTCTGTCGGTGTATTTTATAAACGAATCAGCAAGCACAACCGATGCTGAATAATAAACACTAATTGCAGTATTTTTTACATCTTCTAGTGTTACTACATCAGATATAGTTCTAATTGAAGCCTGCGTTCTATTATAAATATCATTTGTTTGTATAACAGATGATAATAGCTTATTCGCAATTCTGTTTGCTCCATCATATAGTATTGTTGTATCTGATAAAATGCGAACAGAATCATATGTGCGCATATATAAATCATTCAAAGTCACAACATCGCTTAAATGTATTAGAGCAGATTTTATTATATTATCGAGCAGTATCATTTCATCCGATATTGATTTGCTGATTGATCTATATAATGTATCATTAAGAGATGACTGTTCTTGCAACAGCTTCAATGATGTCTTTATAATGTTATCTGTAATAGTCACAACATCACTAAGAATAGTAAACATTTTATATAATTCTACATCCTGCAACATAACAACATCGTCAATGGTTCTAATACCATCGTATATTCTATTATAAATGTCAGACGTCTGTATAGCAGTTATCAATATCTTATTTGCAATACGGTTTGACCCATCATAAAGAACTGTAGTGTCAGATAAAAATCTAACCGAATCATATATACGCAAGTACAAATCATTAAGAACTATAACATCACTTAAATGTATCAGAGTAGATCTTGTTATTATATCAACAGATGTCACAACATCCAATAATATTCTGCTCGTTGCCTTGTGCAAAACGTCATCAAAATATGTTTGATCCTTTAATATTTTTGATGTTAATTTAAGAACATTATCATTAATAGTTAATATATTATTAAGTACAAAAAGTGTTTTTAATGATCGCACGTCTTGTAATATAATTGAATCATCGGCACTTCTAATTCCAGAATATGTTCTATTATAAACATCTGCTAGCTGCAATATAGATGAAAACAATTTTGAAACATACCTACCAGCACCATCACTAAGCAAAATTGTTTCTGTAAATGTCCTTATAAGAACAAATATGCTCGATATGGTATCATTAAGAACACATGCTTCTGATAGTGTGTGCGATAAACTCTTTGTTTTATAATCAGATAACAATATGTTAGTAAGCTCAGTTCTATAATATGTTGAAATCCTACTAAATCCATCTACATAGACAACATAATCTGACAACACTTTATGTGAAGCTATGTTGCTACCGTCATATAACAACATGTTTTCTGTTTTAATTAATTGTGAATATTTGTTTACAGCATCACTCAAAACAACGTTTGATAATAATACTTTTTGTTGTATTTTTGATGTTACATCAAATAATGTTATTGTATCGCCTAATAAACGTGTTGCATCTAATATATCAGATTCTGTATCAGATAAAATAATATTGTCAGAAAATTCACGCATAATCAATGCAAGTGTGTCTATAACATCTGATAGTATAACAGCATCTGTCAAGTTCCTATACAAAGAAGAAGATTTTAATAGTGTATCAGATAAAACAACAGCATCACTGTATTCACGAACAGCACCATAAATGCTGCTTGTTGTATCATCAATAATAATTTCAGAAGATAATAATTTTGATGTAAATATATTTACATTGTCTGTCCCTGTTATAATGTCTGATAATGTTATCAATGCATTATAAGCACTACCGTCTTGTAATAAAATGCTATCTGATTGCTGACGCACCGCTGATAAAAGTCTGGTAGTTATGTCAGATATAATAAGTTCATCAGCATATTTGCGTACAACCATTAATGACTTAATTATAACATCAGACATAGTAATGTTTTCTGTTTGTTGTCGTGCAGCTGTTAAAGCTCTATTTAATGTGTCTGAAACAACAATTACATCCGTATTAAGTTTATGTGATCCTTTTATAATACTTGCAATCAGAGTAGACTGTTCAGTCGAAATTCTATAAAAATTACCAACTTTAGAATAATTGTCTGCGGTTACAATAATGTCTGATTTAAATATCGATTGTTTTTTGTTTTTTGTATCAGATAATAACAAGGTTTCTGTTAAATTCTTTTTTATCTCCGCATAAAGAGGAATGGGCATTTAGCTCACCGCCTGCATATCGATATCTACATTCGGATTACCAGAAACATAACTACAATTTGCATACAACCAAACGTTCTTTTCCTCACTAGCAGCAACATCATTCCAAAGTGTCTGCCAAGAATTGGATAGTAAAATACAGTTGGACGATGTTTTTGGATCTGTGCTAGATGCATTACAAGACCAAAGTTTCCAACCATCGGCTAATGTGCCGATATACTCTATCTGGAAATCTCCTGTTGCAGTACCATTGTTCGTTGCATTTATTATTCCATGAGTATCTGTTTGGTATTGTGGTTCACTTGGATAATATTCCCAATCTGGAGAACAGTTTACAAACATAATTCTTGTTGCACCAGTATTCGAATTTATCGAATATTCTATGTCTGGTGCTCCAGGGTTTTGACTAATCTCCTCTGCTATTGGATGATAATCGGTATTGTCTATATCTAATATATATGCATCATCACAGAAACCATCAGAATTTGTATCCTTACAATTATCAGATTCGCTATATCCGCTTCCATCTGGTTTAAACCAAGCATTGCCCCAAATGTATCCTAAACTATCATTCCAAATGTTTGTTCCTGTTTGATAAGAAGTATTCCAATCATTTGCATATACTGTTCCAACAAAACCAAAACTATCTGTGTTATTAAGTATGTTATTATAAATTGTATTTGAACCAGCACCTTTATATAAATAAATACCACAATATGAATTATCTTGTAGTTTTGAATCTTTTATAATATTAAAATCAGAACTATATAGATATAACCCATATGTATTTGAATTGGATGTGATATCAGTTAAATTATTAGAATCAGAGCTATAAAAATACAATCCATAGCTATTATAATCGGTTGTAATATTAGTTAAGTTGTTATAATCTGAGGAACCATATAAATATAAACCAGCAGCACTGTTTGAATTTGATGTAATATTAAACAAGCTGTTAGAATCAGAATGTAATATATGTAAACCATTGTGGTTGGAATTTGCTGTGATGTTAGTTATTATATTAGAATTAGCATTATCGAGACAAATTCCACCAGCATTCCAATCTGTAACAACACAATTTTTTATAGTTATATTTGTATTAGTTGATGAATCTCTATAAACATAAATTCCATACTCGGTCGTGTCATTTCCATCAATCGTATGATGTTTGCAATCAAAAATAATATTATTAGCACTTATGTTTATGCAAGGTGTAGTTGATGAATCCGTTATATTATTATCCAAATAATAAATGCCACCGTCTACATTTAAATTAGAACAATCTGTTAAATGTGGATTGTATGTCGTTTCAAAACTATAAACATCTGAGGCATTCCAATTGTCGTTACTATCATTTGCATATACTTTCCAAGCAATTGTTGCTCCTACTGTCGAATTTACAACTTTCGTAACGTTTGACCAATTCATTGTTCCTGACATTGATACCCAAGAGTCATTCATCCAATTATCTTTTACTATTTTCCAATATATTTTTTCTTCATATATTTTAGCACCATCCTCATCACCTTCTCCAATAGGAACTGTGGATACCCAACTCGAACCATTCCAACATTGTGCATCAAAAGTTGTTCCAAATGCACTTATATATATTCTTAACTGCAAAATATTTTGATTCCAGCAATCGCCTAAAGTATAATTTAAAGGATATGCACCACCCTCATCTGATATTACTTCCCATCGAGTTTCATTTATGGCTCCGTTGGGAACAGTATAATTTACATAAGCATAGGTATCAGAGAACGCATCCGATTGTGTTGAATATGTTATATCATTACCATCATACCAATTATTGTTATCGAGATTTGTAGAAGAATAACTTCCTGTTCCTAATCCACCACAATCTGTGGACTCGTTTGCAAATTCTTGATAGCAAATTATATTCTGAAATCCGCAACTTGTCCCATTCCAAGTCCCATTACAAAAGCTGAAGATGTATCCAGATAACCCAACATTATCATTCCATTTTAGCCTGTGTTCAACTGGTGTTCCCGCTAATGTTGAATTCGTAGAATTGTCTGAATATGTTGGAGGCATTTTTTCAGTTATTCCAATTTCTTTAGCTATTGGATGATAATCTATGTTATCGCTTGATAATTCATAAGAATTGTCGCAGAAACCATCGTTGTTATTATCATTACAAGTATATTCACTAAATCCCGTTCCATCTGGCTTAAACCATGCGTTTCCCCATATATATCCTAAACTACTATTCCAGATGTTCGTTCCAGATTGATATGATGTGCTATAATTATTATAGTAATTCGGTGCTCCATTATAATTGGCTGTGTTATTAAATAAGTTGTTATATATTTTGTTTGGGTCATTATATCCTGCTGTGTCTTTGACTCTTATACCGTATTGATTAGAATTCTTAATTACACAATCCTTAATAATATTATTTGAAACATAGCTTTGGAGTTTTATTCCGTTTCCGTTGTTATCGAGAGTTATATCTGATATTTCATTATATTTTGAATTTGAACCCTCTAAAATTACCCCAGCATGACTATTCCAAGTATCTCCCGAAGAAGTTCCTTTAATTGTTGAATTCTTTAATATACCATATCCAGCGTAATAAATAAGAATTCCATAATCCCCTCCATCGGATATAACATCAGATATGTTAAAATAATCACACCATGCTACCTGAATTCCAGATGTATCCGAAATATTGACATCATAAATTGTAACATTATCAGCGTAATATACATCTATAGCTCTTCTATACCAATCACTTATGCTACAATTTTTTATTGTTACATTAGCTGTTTCTTTTGAGCTTCTGGAAATTTTAATCCCATAATCACCAGCCCATCCCTTTCCATCTATCGTAAATCCTTTGCAATCAAAGGTTACATTATTAGCTGTTATATCCATACAATAACTTGTAGACGAATCTGTTATATTGTTAGCCAAATAATAAATACCGTTTGGAATATCTAACACAGAACAATCCGTAATGGTTATATTAGATATATTTATATATGTCACATTTAAATATGGCCTATCTGCGGTTGTTGAATATTCTTTTGAATAAAGATCGATATACCAATAACTTCCATAATTAAAATCCGGTGTAGCATTCATTACAAAGCTTACATTATCTTTTCCAGAATCATATTCGGAGTCAACCCAACTAGTCACATTAAAACCATGGAACGTTCCTAACTTATCATATGTTGCATTAAGAGTAGTTTTTGATATAAGACTGCCAATATCAGAACTCATGTTGGATTGATTCCACCATATATCATCTTCGTTCCATGTCTGGTTATCTAATTCATATATAGTAATGTTTTCAACACCAGCTTCAAGTCCATTGTCTTTGAGATATAACATAGCATTTGTCACCGGGCCACCTATAGAGCTAATATTAAATTTTATATATATCATTCTGTAAGCATCTGTTCCATCATGCGCTAAACCAAGTATACTGTTGCTTCCATATTGTATATCTTGTTGTTTAATTGTCCCAACATCTTCCAAATTTTCAGTATTGGCTTCTTGTAACTTAACCGTAGGATCTAAATACAAATTTCCGTTTTCGATATTATTTGTGATGTTTCCTATTAATATTCTTCTGTTTGTTAAATCTAAATCGACTGTATACTTGTTAAGCAGGTCATCAAAGTATAATCCCATTTTTTTAACAACAAATCTCTTTTTTGCACCCTTTAAATCATTTAATGAAAAACCATAGTGCTCTTTATATGTCAATGTAATAAAATCAATGTTTGGTTGTATATCAGCAGATATGTTTGAAATGTTTACCGCATATTTCCAATATGTCTGATGTTTTTCTGTTGGAAACGATATTGACATTTCTGGATGTGATTGCATAACATTGTTAAATGAATGATAATTACCATTATAAATAACTCCGGCTTCAAATGTTATGTTATAATATTCATCCTTGCCATTATAATGAAATGTTATATCGTCTCCATTTTTTGTTATGTAAAAAACATCTGAAGCATTTATCCATTTACCATTATTGTCTTGAGCATACATAACACCAGAGTATATAGTTCTAGAACATTCTTGAACCGTTATGTTATTCCATCTACAAACCTCACCGTATCCACCACTACAATAAATAGTTCCGTTTTCATAGGAATCCCAATCTAAACATTGATTATTACATATATATTTTGATTTTAGAACGGGGTGACAAACCTCATCCCAATCTTTTCCGTATTTTTTTATAGCATTACTAATTCCATACCAATATGGATCTATGTCTCCAAAACTCCATTTGATATCTTGATGAGGATTAAATTTATAACCAACAAATCTTATCTGATAATTTTTTCCTTTGCTAAATTTAACTGCATATTTAACTTTAGAATTCCATGTTTTATTTAAATAAATAGTTCTCCAAGAGTCACCCCAACTACGCTGCAATATAACTTCTTTGATTGGTGGTGTTGTACTAAACGTCCAATTCTGATTAGGATAAATATAAATGTCAGTATTTGCTGTGAAATTGATATAAGCATAACAAGGATCCTCTTCTGTTCCTGCACAAGTCATATTCCCCGAGTAACCTGTTACAGTAATGTCACCACGTTGCATGAGTAACATAAATAAAATGAAAATAGGTATGCCTACTGCACCAATCTTCTTCATATATCTTTTGATTGTGTCATAGTAGACACGCCTATACTTTACCATGTCTTTTACCAAATGTCATTTTTTTGCCTGTGAGTTTGTTCCATGTGTCACGGGTCTGCATTTGCAACGTTGCCGCTTGATATAACAAATGATTTATGTGCCACAAACCAACTGTCTTATAGTGTTCACAAATGTGTTTCACGGAAACATAGATCTTAAACTTGTTCTTTTTTACCTTTTGCGAAAACGAATAATCCTCGCTATATGCTATGTCTCCCCAATCGTTATATTGGAACCTAAACCAGTTTGATTTTATTTTTTCTAAAACATCGCGTCTTATAACAATACACCCGCATCCAACACCATCAACTTCAATCAGACCGTCTTTATCTACTTCATTGTTTATTTCAGACAGGTTTACCATTGTATACATTTTTTTGCTATTCATTTTCATTACAAGCGGATGTGGTATGCCATTTTGCATTCCCATAACGGTTGCACTCACAACAGGCTTATTAAGCTTTATTATATCCAAAATATTATCTGGCGGCACATTATCTGAATCAATCATAACCAGCCATTTGTTTTGTTTATCTTCCAAAAAGTTTTTAACTATTCTGTTCCTGTTTGCATCCACCGGGTTCTTGAAACTAAAGCTAATCTTCAGATCATATCCACGCGGAGCTTTCAGATTAGTCAAAAACCTGGCCAATTTCAATGAAATCTCGCTGTTGTGCGGACCTATGGTCGGTATAGCTACCACTATTACATCTTTCTTCTTCTTCATCTACATTACACCTCATTCTTAGTCAACATCCAATTTCCAAGTTATCTCAAGCGAATCTCCAGATTCAACATTTATGTCGCTTATATACTGTGCACAAAGCATGTCTCCACCGCTACTTGAATTAAACACACCACTTTCGTTTATAGTTTTGGTTGCACTAAAAGTAAATGTGTGCACAAACTTAGAAGTATCACCAGTAGTATCAGTGGTATCAGTGCTTGTTGTTGCAGTATCTCTTGAATCTTCTGTATTTAATTCTGTGTCTGAAGCAGCGAATGCTTGTGTAGCACCTGTTCCTATGGCTATGTTGCTAAATGCGGTCCCAGATCCTATTATAAGTTCAGCCACTTCTGCTTTTCCTGCATTAACTACTATGTTACCAACGTTCAATCTCTCCATTTTCAATTTTCCGGTGCTGTCTCTTAATCTGTAGTCCACTTTACCAGACAATCCAACTTTTGTTTTCTTGTTGTATTTGTCAAATTTCATTTATTTTTTCACCTCATTTTTCTTTTCAATATTAGTTTTTACTCCAACGCCCTTTATACGAGTTCGAGTAAACGATTCTTTTATGTTACCATTCTTATCCTTCAAAACTAACATCAATCCACCCCTTCCGTTCTTATCAAATTCGGGTTTTTTTAATACATCTTTATATATAACCATATTCACACCTTCTTTTTATCTATCCAATAAGGAAGATTACTCTGATCTTTTAATTTATAAAATAACCATACATGTCTATCTCCAATATGTGCAATGCTAACCTCAAAACGACCTTCAATCGGAAGACTTCTTTTCGGGAAATCAGGAGATTCTCTCGGTCTTCGTGCTTCTTTCGGAGGATTAATTTTAAAATCATTAGAATGCATTAAAAATATCATACGATGATCCTCAATAACTTCTGGTAAATAAATACCATTATCTACAATTGTAAATATACCAGGAAAATGTTTTGTTGAACCTGGTGCACCGATTGGTGCTACGCCTTGTACTTTTAACCATGCTTTTGGTTGTATAAGCTTATCTACTGTATTGTATTTTTTATATGCTAATTTTTTCTTTGTAAATGGATTTGGTTGAGTTATATTTGCTGGTTCTGTTATTGTAAATCCCTGTAAATGATCACCAACATCCATTCTTAAATCAGTATGGTTTGTTGCACCGCGTTCATGCCATTGCATAACAAATTTTCGTGGCACTCCACGTTCCATTACACGTTTAAAATCGTCCTGTTTTTGTTTTGGAAAAACAGCAGGGGTTTGGTCTAATAAAAACTCTGGTCTCTTATCCCAGAATGGAGCAGATACAAATGCTTCAAGAACTTGATCTATCATTCCCATGTGTTTTGCATCTTTTATGTCTTGTTCTAATGTATCACCGTATTCTACAATTGCAACTCCCAAAGCATCTACAGCTCTTTCCAATTCACGCCTGTTTGATGTACTGTGTAAATCCGGCCTCTTTGTATCAACACGTGGTTTGTGTATCGAATATCGTATACCGTTTTTATATTCGTGTCTCCAGACTTCCTGTACACTAATGTCTATTATATCACCTGGTGATGCATTGAGTTTAGTGTTAAATGTTTTTCCCAGTTTTAATATTGTTTTTCCATTAAGATGTACAATATACTTCTGAAGATATATATCAGGATTCTTAACATCAATGCCAACAGTATAATTATTAGCAGAACCGGCTTTATGTTTTTCTAATACTCTAACGTGTAGAGTCGTGAGCTTTCTGTATTTAAGCCATGTTGTACTGTCACCAGAAACGTATTTTGCGTCTGTTTCTTTTACAACAGCACCCTCACTCTCTTTTATCTTGCTAACTTGTTTTATATATTTAAGTGCATCTTTTGGGTTGTCTGCTTTGTATGATTTTATTTTCATAACAGTATCATTAAAATGTAACTTATCTAAATATTTTTTACGTTCTTCCAATGGCAAATCCTTCAGGTTTTTGCCGTTATATCTTATTATATCCCATACAACTAATCTAATATTAGAATCATCTGGAGTTTCACCGCCCTTCTGTACAAACGGTAATAAGTTTATACGACTGCCCCATTTTCCATTGTCATACCATAACATTTCACCATCGATTCTGAAATCAGTGCCAAGCTTGCTCAAAGCAGATTTAAAATGATTAAGACTTTTTGATATATTGCTGCCATCTTCTGTTATAACTTGTACATCGCCATTAGCTTTGTCTACACTAATATGAAAACCATCCCATTTCCTTTCAACGTACCACGATTTTGCTTTTTTGAACATTGCATCAACAAGATCCTTCATATCATAATATGCGTTTGGGTTTGGTTTCTGTGGTCTCATTGCAGACATTTGTACTACACGCGGCTCTCTCTTTTTAAGCACCAGATCATACAAAGGAACAAACGTATCGTGTGGACCCGGTTCATCACCCCATATGAAATGCAATTTTCCTGCTAATTCAGGATATTCCTCGTTTAGCATCTTTATCATTCTGGTTTCAACAGCACGTCTTATAAAACTTGTTGGTTCAGCCATTCTTATTAATACATCAATGTCGTTACCCAATCTATTATTTTCTATTGTACTACCAACTAATGATACAAATGAATCGTTAATAACTATATCTGTAAAACTATCTATAAAAGATATGTCCTGAGACATCTCTTCAGATTGTAAATGTGGAGGATTGGGCGTTAAAGGTGTGTTGTGTTGAAAGCCCCTTTTTTTCATTTCAGCAACCACAAACTTATGTGCATTCCAAATGTCTTCCGCATTCCAACCGTTCTTCAATGAATAATCCTTTTTCTTCTTCAACGTAGAATACCATGCATGCAAAATCCTATGATCATCTATAAGAACCTTATCTGGTAAATCAGGTATTGATTTAATATAATCCTTGTATGGTTTATTTAACAGTTCTTCAATGAATCTGAATTCATTTAATATTATAAATTTTTCTTCTGGTAAAATTGCCTGTTTTGGTTCATCGTATGGAACAAAATCAAAATCAAACATATAACTTTCGCCAATTGTCTCGGGTTCATATAAAAATATTGTTCCGTATGCATATTCATCATCAAACAAATACATTTCCTTGCCAACAAAGTCATCGAGTGTAGAAGGTAATATGAGTTCTTTTTGCTCACCGCTATATATTTTATTTGCATCTGCATTGTACAAACCATATGATAATTTCTTAGGCGTATCTAACAATTCATTTATGCTGACAGACAAACCATCAAATGCTATGTTAAACTTTGAATCTATAGATTTAAGCTCTCTAACAGCATCTTTCCATCTTGGTACGTTTATACCTATATTAGTAAAAAATATAAGTTTGTTATTTAATTTTAATAACTTTTTTTTGCTTTTTAAAATTGAGTTGTGTGTTTTGCTTTTGCCATCCCACAATGAACCATCCCATATAATGACATCTGCCTTTTCAATTAATTCTCTTGATTTCTGAGACATTGTTGATGAAGAAGGAGCCGATGTAAAAGGACAATAAAACACTGATCCTACATCATTTTTTAATATGAAACCAACATTTGGTATTTTGTCTGGAGTATCAGAATAAGGCATTGTGACAGGAATTACTTTAAGATTTCCAATTTCATATTCTTTATATGGCTCGATAAATTTAAAATCAAAACTATTTAATGCGTCCTTATCAAACATTTCTGATATTCTATTGTAAGTTTCCTTTTCTAAATAAACGTTTGTCTTTGCATCATCTTCTGCTAATTGATTTAACCTTGCCAGACCACCAACTGTTTCATCTGATGCATGTGTAATTAGTATATTATTAATATTATCAATATTGTGAACCGCTATTTGCTTTTCAACATCTCTTGTAACATCTATTAATAAACATTCATCACTTATAAATAAAGAAGATTGTAATCTTTTGTCCCTCGAATACGCCCTTTCAGCGCTTTTAGATGCAGGTGTATTAGCACCTTCTCTCGGTATTCTACCAGCTGGACCAGTACCAATAAAAACTAAATTCATTTTTTCTCCACCGGAACTTGTGTGTTTTCTTTTGGAGGCAGATTCTCTGATTTTCGTATCATGTTCTCGAGCGTATCATCCATTGTTATAAGGTGTGAATTAACATATGATTTTATTCTGTCCATCTTTTGAGGATCTTGCCAAACCATTTTTGGAACCTTAGAGAATTTTCTCTCAAGTGCTATCGGTTTGAAAATATGATCTTCTATTTCATTTGAGATTCTCTTTTGTAACATCAATATGTTTCTTCTAAACAAATCATCCTGCTTCTCAAGGGTTGCTTTATTTGTATCCTCGCTTATGCCAGTAACATATGCTTTTGGTACACCCATTCCTGCTATTATTAGATCCATGAAATATTCCAATGATATCTGCATTTTTTCTGGATTTTTTGATTCTAAATATTGTAAATCTACCCATTCCGGTATGGAAATAGAATCACTTGCTTCCATATTCTTAAGTTGCAAATCCATCCAATCTATGTCAGCTTGCGTTGCTGGTCTCTGTGGTGTCCCGCATTTTGCTATTATAATCGGATAACCTCTTCTAAACACAGCTTCACCAAGACCATTTTCAATGTTCATTTTGACTTCTATTGTATTATATAATGGTTCTATCAGCCCAATTCCATCAAGTGAATCACCAACTGTGAAAAACCTGAAATGTACTATTTCATCAGTTTCAAAACGTATTGCTGGTTTTCCCATTTGTGTTACCAGTCTGCTTTGATCAATTGCAGATGTATCAAAACCAAATGGAAGATATTGTACATAACCTTCTGGGCTACCGTCTTGTTTGTATTTTATTCGACCAACACTGTCTCTTACAAAATCCATTGATTTTGGATCAATCAAATCTAACGATATTATTTCAGTGCCAGCCTTATTACGTATGAGTTCAACATAAGAATTACCATAAATAGCCAGTTCCTGAACTATTTTTTGTAGAATTAGTCTAAAATCACAATCTTGCATAAACTGCTTCATTTCTGCTTCTTCCTTTTCATTACCACATTCCAATCCAAAATCATATGTAAGAAATTCTTGAACAATTTTATTAATAGCATTAAAAACCAAACCATCTCTAACATAAATCAATTCTAACTTTCTTCTGTCTATGCGCACAAGTTCTTGAGGGAGTCTTTTTGAAATTGGTTTCGATGCCTTTGCTTTAACATCCTTCAGAAAAACCGATGCAATCCTAGAAGTTAAACTCATACATTATATATGTATTAAATAGGAATATAAATGTATCGTTCAATTATACTTGGAAGCAGGTAATTTCATCCTTTTGTGTGACGCAATATAACGTACACCAGAACTATATGTTGTACCAGCATGCAATGCCAAAGCTAATGAATCAACACAATCGTCGTGTTTAGCAACAGAAACATAGTTGTTAAACGATGATTTCTTATCTATTATTATATGAGAAAGTTCTTTTATAAGTTGATCTGTTATAGAAACGGTGTTTGCATCTTCCTGATTTCTTGGTATTGTAACAGCACCGCTGTTTATCAAATTGATCATGTTTGAGTATATTTCCTTTTTATTTTTTGGTGCAAACACAAAGCCAGTTACAGGCATTCCTTTTGCTTGCATCTCTGATACAAACGTTACACCAAAATTAGATGCATCTGCAAGTATTTTGATCGGTTGGAATTTTTGATTTAAATCATACAATTTTCCTATTTGTTCTTTCCAATATACTCCACGCATACGCTCTATTTTTAATACTTCAAATGTATCTTGTTTCTTTTCGACAACAGTAAATACTGTCCAGTCACCAACAGGAGATATAGCAAAATCTGCACCTATAAATATTTTTCTTTCTTTATTTTGATTGTCAATATGATCAACAAATGATTTTTCAGGATCAAAGCATTTTACTATGTTTGTCAGCGGTATTGGACTCGTTTCATCAGCAACTATCTTTAATAGATATTCTCTGTTAAAATCAGCAACACCCATTTCTTCTTTTGCTTCTTCCAACATTGATAACGGAAGTCCTTCTGGAAACAATGGTTCACCGTTTTTTCCGATTGCAGGGTATTCTTTATAAACAAACTTCGGATTCTCTTTGAATTTCTGCAACAAATCAACTAACGTTAATGGAGTTCCTATGCCAATTAAATGACCACCAAGACGCTTTATCGTAGGAGAAACCGCAGAATTGTATAAATGTACATCTTGATATAATGAAACTTCATCTAAAATGGCCCAATTAACATGCAAGGTTCTCACCGAATTGCTAAACGGTTTGCAACGCATAGAACATCCTGTAGATGTATTTAATAATGTTTTTGTCCAAGACAAATTCTGAGTAGTTGGTTTTAAAACTCCCAAAATTTCATTGCCCTCTATATAATTTCTAACCTGACTTAAAAGATATTTCGAGTTTTGTAAATTATTTGATATAACAAGAAACTTTTCATACTTATGAAACAACATTCTCCATAATGGAAAGTAAACACTAAGAACAGAAGTTTTCCCAGAGCCACGGCATGCTGCTATACAAGAAAGTTTGTTATTGATAAACATGTTAACCCATTCTTCATGAAAGGGTTTTATTATTATTTGTTTACCATCATTATTATATTTCAGAATATTTTCGCAGAAATATTTAAAATCCATCCTTGCTTTTAACATGAGTTCTTCATATGTTTCAGAATCAGATTCTTCCAATATTTGTCTTCGTGATAACATATATATATTATATGTCAATTAGGAATATAAAGATTACAGGAGCGATGAGGCATTAACTTTATATATACAATTTAACAATATATAGTATATGAAAAAGAAAAAAACACTAGACAAATACAAAGAAAGACTCATAAAGGAAGCAAAATCGAATGCAAAACTATCGTATGAATATACACAAGAATTGTCTAATCTAACACAAAAATATGCATTACAAAAGCTGGATGCATGCTACATAATAATGGCATTAGAAATAATGAAAATGCATGTGTATCAAAAAACACAACAAACACCAATTAGCGAAGAAGAATTAAAAAAGATGATTGACAACATTGTGCCAGATACGAGCTATATAGGATGATATTATGGGATACATATATGTGATAACAACAAACAAAGAATTGGATGAGAATGCAATATTGAAAATATTGGAAACATTCCCACAAATAAAAATATTCGGAAAAATATCATCACTGTTTCAAGAGATGAGATAATGAAATCTTATGTATGTAAAATATGCAAAATGAAATTGTTAGATATTAATGTAGATCACATAAATGGAAAAGCACTTTGCCCAATATGTGGTCAAGAAATGGTAGAGTCTGATGAATAATAATGACGAGATTTTAGAAGAATTGAGAGAAATAAAAGAATTACTTAGAAAAATGTATGAGGTGTTGAAATGCATTTAATTGATAGTATACAAAACAGACATGTACCAGAACATGTATATTTAACCATGCTAATACCAGCAGGTTCAAAAAAAGATGACATACTAAAGATACTTGCAATGGAATTGGAATCAGCAAACAGGATACAAGATAAAGTAAAAAGGGATAGTACGGTTCTTGCATTCTTGACATTGATAGAAAACTTAAAAGATATGGAAATACCACGTAATGGTGTAGCATTTTTTGTTGAAGCGTTTCAACACACAATAGTTCGCAATCAACATTTATGGAGATTTATACCGCCAAAACCAATAAAGAAACAATTATTATGGATAGCAGATGCAAAAGAGGGTTTTGCAACACATGAAATAGATGAGTACTATGACAAAAATAGAAGAAATTGAAAAAAGGCTTCGTAGAATCGAAGAGCGAATAGCTGTGCTAGAAGAACGTTGGATGGCATTTGGTTATAGCATTTACATAGAAAGTGAAAGAAAACCACAATAACATGTTCAACTTATTGAACGTAATGTTTTTGAAGTGTAAAATTTTGTACTATGATGATAATATGGATGAAAATAAACTCAAACCTGAAATAATAGTATGGAAAGACGTTCTGAAGCAGACTAATAGTGATTTCAATGAAGAAAGAAATCCGGATTACTATTTGGAGGTAATGACAACAATCGGATGGATATACAAGGAAACAAAAAACACTTTACTTATGGTACAAGAATACGACAGTAGCGGAGCAAGAGATTGGATAGCAATACCAAAGTGTTTGATAATAAAGAGAACGCGATTATGAAATATAATCATTTCTTATTGCAAAAAGACATTGCAGACATGCTGCGCATGGACAATTATTATGTTCTCGAAAATATGGCATATCCCTCTTACAAAAATACCATTGGAGAAATAGATGTAATTGGTTTCAAGAATGGTATAGAATTGTGGGAAATAAAAACCCGCAAGAAATATATATCAAAAGCAATTAATCAGCTGCTTCGCGAAGAACGATATTTTGGAACACATTGCGAAAAATATATTTATGCTGAAGACACAATATATTATTTATGGTGATTACATGTGGATAAACAATTGGATAAAAGGAATAATAAAATTAGCCGAGTTTAAAAGAGATAATTCTGAGCTGTTTGACGAAGTTGTAAATTCGCCTATACCGCTAAAAGAATTTATTGAGATGGACGAAAAGAAGACAATAGAAAGCTTAAAAACACAAAATAACGCTCTCAAAATTGAGCTACAGAAATATTTACCGAATCCGAGTGAAGAATACTGGAATAATAAGTATCCAAAAACCAACATAAACTATTTAAGACACGAAATTGATGGAAACTATGAAGTCGACGTCAGAGATTTCTTCCAGATTTATGATAATAGAATACCAACAGTCGCTGGCAACAAAGACGACACTAAAGCATTTAATGCTCTAATGTGGGTAAGAAAAAACATAGAATATGTGCCCGACAAAACAAATTATGGTTATCCCGAATATTGGGCATATCCATATCAGACACTTAAAAGAGGATCCGGGGATTGCGAAGATGGTAGCATTCTGCTGGCTAACATTATGGTAAAATCTGGAATACCATATTGGAAAGTGCGACTTTGCGCCGCTGATGTTTATAATAGAAAAGGCGAATATCTCGGCGGGCACTGCTACGTTACTTATTATTATGAAGACGGCAACAGATGGGTGTCACTCGACTGGTGCTTTTACCCAAACTCTCTCACAATAGACAAAAGACCCGATTATAAAGATGAGATGATATACGGAAACGGCAGAGTTTGGTTCAGCTGGAATATGAAATATGCATTCGCCAAGTCAACCGCCATAGACTTCAAAAACATAAAGAGGTGAATTTATGAGCAGCATACGCAAGCTAAAAAAAGAATTAAGAGAGCTCGACGGCCGATTAGACGCAATCGAGCAAATAATACCCGAAGAAGACATTAATATTGCAGGCAGCGCATATATTGCGAGAAAGCTTGAGATCTACGGAAATTATTTCGGATTGAAGAAAAATCACGCTAAACAGTTTTACAACGGTAGACAGAGTTCTATAGACGATTACGAGTGAGATTTTTGGAACCTGTAAAATTATAACGGGATGTGACTTACGTATTATCAAAATCCGTTTAGGAAATTCACCACCCGTTAGAGACAAAAATCGTTTACTACTAATTGGGAACACTCACCACCAGTTAGGAACAAATCCGATTTATATACTATAACATATAAATCAAAAACGCTATATTCTATTATATATTTCATTATATTTATTTCTTAATATATCAATTCAAATATGTCTATTCAGCATTATAAATTAATATAAAAAGTTCGTCAATTGACGGTTCCGTTAACTTTATATATTCTTAATACAAATTAATTAATAGTGATGTGCTATATAACTGAGAGATGTTATATAGTAAAGATATATGATATAACAATATTTATTAAGATGTTACTATGATATGAGTAGAATTAATAAATAAATGTTATAAATGATTATAGTCACCGTGAAGTGACACCATAGGCCAGTTTAAATAAAAATTGTGAGTGTGATATAAATGACTATGAATATATATAAAGATGTAAATTTAAAACAAAAATCAAATAGCAAGACATTTGATACAAGATTTAAAAAGCAACATATACAAGAGATTTTAAAAGAATTAAAAAACAATTCAGAAATAAAAACCAATTTAAACACGCTATTAAATACTCTAAAACTACAATATAGAAATACAACAACAACAAATAGAATAATATTTGAATTAAAAAACTATATACACATAAACAACGCTTTTATAGAGTATAAAGAGAAACACAATAAGAGAGAATTAAAAGCACTATTAGAGAAATATAATCTAAAAGAGAGCGACTTCTTCAATAAAGAATTGAATATTAATGTAGAACAAAAAAAAGTAACAATAGATAACAAAACAATAAACATTATACATATATATAGAGATAATAACTTTAAGTATAATCATAGAAGCAATAAATCATTTAACAAATGTCTATGCTCAGTATTCAGTGATAAATATGCAAATCAAGAATAAAAGCAGAATATTAAGAGAAATACAATTAAATCAAACCGCAATCCAGCATATAATAGATGTCTCAGATAGAGAAATAAACAAACTTAAAAAAATGCGGGATAAAGAAATAAAGCGACTAATAAAAGAGAATAAACAATTAGAGAGAGAATTAAAAAATCTCTCTCACACCCCTTTTTATTATTAAGTAGTAAATAAAATAATTGGAGGCGATTTAATGCAGAAATATATAAAAGTGGAGGATGAAGACGGCAAAACTCACTACTTAGAAATAGTGGAGAGAAAGCCCTGGCGCTGGTTTTAGGCGCTGGGGCTTTTTTTAGGTCGCTCTATTTGGTACCAAGCGGTAACAATTATTTTTTTTTTTGCGGCGCCAGACGGAACGTTAGTTTAAGCGGCACCGCTGCGGAACGTAATTTAAAGGCCAAGCCGGCCATCCGGATAGGCGCTGCATGGAACAACGTGGCGCTGAATATGGAAAAC